CAAGTGTTCCTGATGGCGACTCATGCCAGACATACGGGTTAAACCCAGTTCCACTGCTCGGTGGGTTGCTCCACAACGTATCCAGCCGGGTCTTATCCTGGCTGCTCATGAAGCCAGCGGTGCCCGTTGTGGCTACATCGTGTAGCGTTCCGCCCTCTAGATCCCCGTGGACAACTTCGTGTGCGTGATCAGCGCGAGAGTACCGGTCGTCGTCACCAGAGCCTCCAGGAAGCCCAATAGTGAGAACCGCCGGCGAATCGTCGCTAGCGGCTGGTCCAGCTGGAGGAGATGTCAGCGAATTTTCCCAAAGACCGTCTAGCCGCAGCTTGTCTTCAGCCGACATCGTGCCATCATAGACATCGCTGGCCTTGCGCTGGGGGATAGGCCGCCCCCGACGGTTAATAGGTCTCGCCATTATTGCCCTGAAATTGTCATAAGACAGGTGAAAGGAAGTGTCATGCAGGAAGAGGCTTTGAGATCAATTCTTAGCCAACTACCGGATGTCGAGAAAGTGGGCAGCAGTGGCAGTGGTTTTTTAGCCATACCTTGTGCCGTGGCCGCGCTCAGACACAAGAGCGGAACTGATTCACATCCTTCGATGACAGTTAGTATTTCAGACGGTCTCTCCTTCGTCCACTGCTGGAGTTGTGGATACAAGAAACCCCTGGTTAACATGCTCTTAGAACTCAACACAGAACTCGGTGGTTACGCTGCTCTGGCCCTCGAAGCGCAGAGAATTGAGAACGCTCGGGATATACGACCAATCAATATGATCAAATCAGAAACCAATATTCCTGTCACAGACTACACTTCTATCATATCTGAATTGTACCTGAATCCGTGGTCCGAAAAAGCGATCGAGTTCCTTAACGCTAAGGGAGTTGACGTAAAGACGGCTACAGCGTTCAAGTGCGCCTATGCTCCCGAAGGTACAACGATCGACATGCCAGACGGCTCGGAGTTGCGAACTAGAGACGATCTGATCATCTTCCCCGTCTTCTCCAAAATGCCCGATGGTTCTTTTAAGTGCGTCGGAGCTCAGGCGAGATCGGTTGACAGCGAGAAGAAGGGGCCGAAGTACTTTGCGCTGCTCCCATTCAAAGGCATAGGGTTCTTCTTCGCAGAGCAGATGATGGATCTGCGAAAAGACCAGCCCATTTTTATCGTCGAAGGTCCTCTCGACGCAATGCACGTGGTTCAGGAAGGCTATAGGTCGTTGGCACTAATGGGTTTAGGACTGCAAGAGAAAAAAGTCCTAAAACTCCAAGCAGCAAACGCTCGATATGTTATCCTTCTCTTAGACCCAGATCAGCCAGCGAAAAACGCTGCTGAGGTCATAAAGAAAACCTTGACTAGATACGGAATTCAGCATATTGTCAGAACCCCGGAAGTCGATCCAAAATATCTATCAAAACTCGACCTCCAACACTTCTTACTGGAAAAACAAAAATGGGACTAGCAGACAAAGTACACACGAACAAGACCGCTGTAGGCAATTTGAGAGCGTTCACTGTCCTGAAGGACTCTGAACTGGTGAAGCAGCCCAATACGGGCAATCAGTTGATCTCGAACATGTGGAAGGCCCGTGGTGGCCTCCCGTTCAGACTGCCGAATAACAAGACGACTACGATCGTCTTTCTGACTGACGTCACCTGGATCCCTGTCTTCGATGTCGCTATTGGCGAGAAGAAGGGTCCGAAGGGCCGCTACCCGGTTATCGAATCGTTCCGTTCAACGGATCTCATCGGTATCTCACCGGACGGCGAGCAGATCCGCTCTGGTCGTAAGTGCTTGTTCGCAAAGGCGTTAGGTCGTGGGCCGAAGCTGGTGGCTGTCGCCAAGATCGTGGACCTCACGCCGTTCAAGACTAAGGATGGGCGCGACATTCCTTGGGCAGTCAGATCGATCGTCATCCCCAGCAATAGCAACGTGATTCAGCAGTTGGCAGCAACGTCAGAAGTCAGCGGCAAGAGCGTGTGCTATGGCGCATTCTCGGTGTCACGTTCTGGCAGCGAGAAGTCGGTCAAGATTGGCGACTCGTGGACATACAAGGAACACTTTGCCGCCACTGATATTGATGAGGATATGATGATCGCCGCAAACGCGATCGACTTCGATGCTGGCTATCCTATCCTGGAAGACTCGGAAGTCGTCAACGTTCTGCGCACGCATAGACGCATCAGCGACAAGTTCAACGATGGTTCTCAACAGAAGAACCCTATCCTGACCTATGAAGAGGATGGTATTGTGGCGGTGTGTGGTGCATCAACAACGGCAGCGCCGGCTGCTCCGACCACGGCAGCGCCGGTTAACACGGCTCCCAAGATTGGCCTGGGTATCAAAGTCTTGAGTGATACGAAGAAGACTGGTCTGGAAGATCTGGACGAGATCATGGTCGGCAATCCGCTCGAAGGTGACGATAACGACGTCACGGAGGACGCGGAGTAATGAACGCCGAAGAACTCGTCGAGGAACTGACGTCTAAGATCATCAAGCCTCACTTTCCTGTGTATGTGAAACTGGCCGGAGAGGAAACTCTCCGCCAGATCACTGAATTCGATGTGGCGTACACGCACTCGAAAACACAACGTCTGCTTCCCTATGATCTTGTTAACGCGGACGATAAACCCTTCCGCGAGATGTCAGTAATTCTGACCCTCAAGTAAGCTACATGGATAGCTTACCTGACATCCTTCGAGCAATCGAAGAGACGAAGGTATTCGCATTTGACGTTGAGGCAGAATCCACAACATCAGATGAATCGGATGCGAAGAACCCTCGACTAGCCAAGATTACGTACTATTCATTGGCGTCTGGAACTGTGAGTGGCTGCTTTCGGGCCACTCCAGAAACCATCGCACCCGTGGTGGACCTGATGCGGCGGGAAGATCTAACCTGCGTCATCCATTACTGGCCGTATGACGGTCAAGCCCTGCACTACAACGGCTGGATAGACTTTCACGATATCAAGGTCAACAAGATTGACACCGCGCTACTGTCGTGGCTAATCTGTGAAGAGCGGCTGCACAATCTGAAGAAGCTCGTGCTTGACGAGTTCGGTCACAAGATGGTTACCTATAAAGAGGTAACCAAGACGTCACCGACACTCCAATCAATTGCGTTATGTCAGACGCAGATAGCTGATCTGAAGACTATCCCAGAGAATTGGGCTAAACGCCGACCGTATCCAGAATTCGATAGTCCAGTATTAGGTAAGAACGCTATCCGTAAGATCCTCAAAGAGGGTCAGGGGCTGGTTAAGAAGGAACTCCGGGAAGAGGCTAACAGACTTTTAGGCACTGAAGAGTGCGAGAAGTACAAGGCCTGGTCGGTAGCCAAAGCTGGAGAACTCCAGACAAGGCTCACGATGCTGTATCCGATTGCGGAGCGGGAGTTTCGTGAGTATTCCCGTGACGATGCCAAGTGGCTGCTGCGGCTATACAACCGGCTGATTAAGCGGGCGTTAAAAACCACCAAGAAGAAGTGGATCAAGCTGGAGATGGATGTCAAGACGATATCCATCAAAATGCAGATCTACGGCATCAATATCGACGTCCAAAAGCTCGATGAGCTTGGGACGTTCATGGAGCCGCTGATTGACGAGTTCAAGGCCAACGTCTTCGACATCGCTAAGTGTGAGTTCAACATTGACAGTCCAAAGCAGGTTTCAGATCTGCTGTGGAGCACCCTAGGGTGCGTGCCGCCAATCCATCGTGTAGATGATGACGGCAATAAGTGGCCAAAACTCACACCAGCCGGAGAAGAGTATTGCAAGCTCAACGGCATCGTACTAAACGTCGGGGAGCCTTTCCCAGACATCATAGTACAGGAATACCTATCGTCAGATAGAGATGTTCTTGAACGATTGGACCACCCGCTGGGGCAGGCCATTCTCGACTACAGAGCGGTAGCCAAGCTATATGAGACGTACGTTGTAGGCACACGACGAAACCTAGCCGTTAACGGTGATGGTAAACTGCATGCGAGCTTCAACTCGAACGGAACAGATACTGGTCGATTCTCCAGTTCTGATCCGAACATGCAGAATATCCCGTCTAGGGCGAAGGATTCTAACTACGACGAGCGTATCCAAAAGCTCGGCATGCGCCTGCGGCAGATGTTCATCGCGCCGCCACCGGACGAACTCGCTCCGGAAGGATATGATCTGATAATAGTGGATCAAAGCCAGATTGAGCTCAGAATGATGGCTCAGTTCACTGGCGACTTCAATCTGCTGAAGATCTATAAGCAGTGTGTCAACTACGGCGGCAACAAATTCTACACTGGCGACATCCACCTGAACACGCAGACTAAGCTCGCAATCCCCCGCAAGCTGGCCAAAAATGTCAACTTCGGTTTCAACTATGGGATGAGAGAAGAGAAGTTTGCAAGACAGGTCAAGATGTTCAAAGCCGGGACATCTGAATATGATGTTGAGAGAGCAGCCAAAATCAGAGATGACTTCTTCCGCCAGTACGGAGGCATTCTTACTCTGATGCGTAAGCTCTCCACAGCGTTCAAGTACAAGAACATTCGGAACTTCACGACCATATCTGGAAGGTGCCGACACTTCCTAGATGAGCGCGTCGCTGGAGGGAAGATACTGAACGCTAAGATCCAGGGATCGTGCGCAGATCTGCTGAAAGTTTGCATGTACGTGATTGACAAGTACGTGGGAAGTAAGTATCCTGGTACTCGAATCCTGTTGCAGATCCACGATGAGCTAGTCACTGCTTGCCCCAAGAGATACTCTCAAGAGGTTGGCATCCTGCTGAAATACATCATGGAGTATGCGTGGTTCGAGGTTAACGTGCCCCTGCTTGCCAGTGGTCGCATCTGTCAGCGGTGGTCGGATAACTCAAACGAGTCAATTCCGGAAATCGGCACAATCTATGCGGAAATCAATGGATCTCCGAGAACATTCGATAAGGATAACTGGACCGAGTGGGTGCATCTTCAGGAAGACAAAACTGTCAAGATTACCAATAAGAGCGCCTGCGCACACCTGACCCAAGAACAGCGGGAGTGGTGCCGTACAATAATCCCAGATAACGGGCCTTTTCTGAAGAAACAGTGATGATAACAATCCAGGAAGCTGTAGACACTGATACCACATATTACGTCGTCGTCATGAAAGACACGCGGAATGTAGAAGACAACGTGCTCATGTCAGATGACACATTTCATCCGTGCCGCTTCGCGACAACACATGGCCACGAAGGTCGCGTAGAAGAACCGGAGCGTATCGCGGTATTTTCTAAGTATGCTGACGCTAGAAAACGAGCGATCAGGGCGTACAAAAAACTGAGAGACCGAGATATGCAAACGGTGAACATCTATGCGTGCAATCTAGTCACATCCCGCAAGATGGACGTATCTTCCAGAGTATCAACCGTTAACCCATCGGATATCGCTTGACCTACTTTGGAACAAAGGTGCGCGCATGCCCGGTAGACGATAAGGATGCCGAGATGCTGCTATTGAAGCTTGCAATCAAGGAAGCATTGTGCGCCGGTACAGCAGTCGGATACAGTTCTCGGCTGTGCGTTATCCCTAGCGACGATAAGATCCTGATCGTCAGAACATCTGAACCAACCAAAGCCATCGAGGTCAGTCGTAAGCGTCCAGCCGACGCCGTAGACAGATTCATCGATGCGTTTGTATACGAAAGCGACGCTGACCTGAACATGATTCTGTTCTACCACTCAGTGGACACCACAGATACGGCGAACTCCTGGGGATGGGTGAAATCACGATCCATCCTCGGTAACTTGATCAGCCATAAGCCGTGGTTGAAAGCTGTCGTATGAAGCTATTAGAAGCACGAGGGCTGGTTAGGATACCAGACGGATATGACGGTTATCTTCCAAAACTGGAAGCGAAGCCTCCTGAAGGGAAGGTATTCAGCCTAGCCCACAACGTCGGCAGCGACAGACTCGTCCCGAGATTCTCGCTGCCAGCGGATCGCGTGCAACAGAGAGGATGGGAGGCCGGTGCCAGATCGTTCACCGGCCAACTAAAGCCTTACCAAACAACCGCAGTTCAGCAATCACTAGTTGTCCTTTGCCAGAGTGGCGGGATGCTGCTGAGAGCCGACTGCGGCACAGGTAAGACTGTGATGTCTCTAGCAATTCTGCAGCAGCTTGGTGTGAAGCGTGCCATTGTTCTGGTCGATCAAGCGAATATCGCCGATCAGTGGGTAGAGCGTATCAAGCAATTCCTCGGAGAAGACGCTGTCATCTTTAGCGGTGATGGCGAGTCTATTGAGGAAGCCTACGCATCAACAGCAAACATCAAGGTAATCATGGCCCAGTCCCTGATGCGGCAGGACTGGGCTGAAGACCCTATCGTCACAGACCTACTCATTGTTGACGAGGCGCACGTGTTCTCTGCTCCGATATTCAGCGGGGCAATGAAGAACATCGACTTTGCGTTCTCTATTGGTCTTACGGCCACACCGGACCGCAAGGATAAGCTGGAGTGGGTGTTCCAGGACATTCTCGGGAATAAGACTGTTCATGTGGAGGCAAAAGCCAGAACCGCTAAGGTTCGTGGTGTGTTCCTAGATTGCCTACCAGACATGGCGTCAGAGGATTACGAGATGTTTTGGTGCCGGAAGAATCGCAAGAGTTCTTGGCGAGCTAAGTGCACCGAGTGTCCGCTTTTTGACAAGTTCCCTAACTGCGGCTGGATGTCTTCTCTCAGTAAGGAACGCATCAATCTCGCAGCAATGGTTTCAGCTCTGGCCAACGATCCAGAATACAATAAGTGGATCTTGGACAGCTGCATGAACCTGCTGAATTCCGGAAGACATATCCTGGTTTTCTCACAGCTCCGGGCACATCTCAAGACATTGCACAAAGATGCCGTGTCGCGGTTTGGCGACAGCAACTGCGGTATTTACCTCGGTGTGCAGGTCAAAGATGACGAGGTACGCCGCGCCGTTGCTATGGACCGGCGACTAACGTTCTGCACATTTGGCGTGGCCAATAAAGCACTTGACGTTCCTCACAAGGATACGGCCATATTCGCGACGCCTAAGTCGGATGTCCGGCAAGCTAAGGGCCGCATCGAGCGTGAGTTCTTCGATAAGAAGGATCCACTCATCGTCGACCCTGTCCTACAGCACGTCAATATGTTCAAATACATGTGGTTCGCTAGACGCAGAATCTACAACGCAGCCGGGTGCGAGATCACTACGGTAGAGATATGATTGCATCCATCACGCTAACAAGACACCTACAACAAGAGTCAAAAGTCGTCTATCACGACCAAGTGGAGATCCCTATGGCAGACCAAGAGACAAACCCCGGAGAATCCGTCAGCTTCCGTATCGGCCTCAAAGTACCGGAGGTCTACGGTAAGTTCTCGTCAGCCGAGATTGCTCTTGAGCTGACCGGTCCCGCTAAGTTGGAGAATTTCGAAGAATTCGCTAACAAGTACGCCGCTAGAGCGCTAGCATATCAACAAGAACTCATCAACCAAATCCTCGTAACATCAGGCAAGGAGCCTTATTTCCAGCATGGCCAAAAAGAAGAATAAAGAGGTAACGACCGAGGGTAGACAGTCTTTGACGGACGCGCTTACCCAAGCACAGATTGCCTTGAAGGCGGATGGCGGCGCTCTGCGCGCCACCGCCGACGTGGCGGAGTTTAACAAGAAGCTGATCTATACAGGCCTCTTGGAGATCGACCTTATCTGCCGACTTGGCTTCCAAAGCCACATCCAGTTGCTTGGTAACGAGTCGACAGGCAAGACGCTTCTGTGCATCATTCTTGCCAGAAGTGCGCAGCGCACCTGCCGCCAATGCTATACCCCAATCATCGAGTTCGTCAACGACCGTACTGGGGAGGTCAAGACAACCTGCCGTTGTGGTAAAAATGATGGCATGGTTGTCGTGTGGTTCGACTTTGCGCGAGAATTTGACTCCGCTTGGGCCACTGCCTGGGGCATGCTGCTCGGTGACCCAGATATCGACAAGTACACCGAGGTTATTCCCGGCGTTAAGCTAGCTCCGAACTCCAAGTTCGTCATCGTTCGTCTAGAGAATCTGGACCAAACCTCTACGGTTGTTCAGCATCTGATGAGCGACGGGGCGGCTGACTTTGTCGTGATTGATGACCTAATGTCTTTGGCCTCTAGGGAGTCCATGGAAGGCAAGAAGCAGCCGGGAACTAAGGCCCGCGCTGTAAGCAACCTGGTCTCGGCGATTAACTCTGCGGCAGCGGCTTGCTGGGTTAAGCACCGAACCTCGCCAACAATTGCGTTCCCTAACCAATATCGAAACAAGATCGGTATGAGCGGTGGGCCAATGGCTGACCCGCGAGAAGCTGCTGGCGGCTTTGCTGGCAAGTACTTCACATTCCAGACTCTCCACCTGAACACTGCGTATGCAGCCGAGGGCGGTGGGTTTAAGGGTGAGAAGGCATACGGCGACACCACGGCTAAGGTGAAGAAGGATAAGTTCTCTGGCTCCTCTGGCGCAGAGGCTCATTACCGCGTCTATCTGAAGCCCACATCGGTTAACCGGGTGGATTACATTACCGGTGACACAGACGAGGGATCCAGACTGTGGGACATCGTCGCCGAGCTAGGTGAGGGCGGTCTGGGCGATAAGAGATGGTTCTACAAGGACAACAAAGGGTATCATGTCCTAGGCAGAACCTTCACTTCTGCGAAGGATATCAAGATCTTCCTTTCACGCCCCGATATCGGGTTCATGCTCAGACTTCCTATCTTTGCGCTGAGACTCAGCCCAGAGATGCGTAAGCACCTGAATGTGGACATGTTTAACTACTGCCCTTGGAAAGACGAGCCTATTCTGGAGCTAATCAATGAAGCGGCGCAGCGCATTGGAACAAATGTTGTCTCAACAAGAGATGACACCGGAAGCACTGGAGCTGATGAAGAGGTCTCGGAAGATTCAGGAGGCGAAGACCCCCTTGCCGAGCTCGGAATCACTTTTGATGATGGAGCTGAGTCGGGCGATGAACCGGTCACAATCGAAGAAGAGTGAGGAACGGATCGAGCGGGTCACAGGGCTCGCTCGAACCCCCGGCTCCGGCTGTGGCAAGCTATTCAAGGGCGATAACGGAGACGAGCGTTGGCACGTCGAAGACAAGTCAACTCGTAAGGATTGCTTACAAGTTCAAAGACTGTGGTGGGAGAAAGTGATCTATCAGGCGGCGTCCAAAAACAAGCCACTGATGGCACTGTGCCTGTCGTCTCCGTTTGGCCGCTACGTCATGCTACCCAGGGACGTAACACTCGGATATGAGTACATAGGTGATTACTCGATCCAGGCCAACTCCTTCCGTATCGACGCGATCCACTGTCCGGAAGTCCTGATGCTCCAGGACAACCAAAAGGTGGGCATACTCTGGCACAATACAACCAAGTTCAATATGCCCAGATTCACTGCCATAGTAACAGAACTAACCTGGAAGAAGTATGTCGAAGAAACGAGCTAAAGTAGCTAACAAGACTAAGCTGCAATTCACCAAAGGATTCGATTTTGTCGGTAAGACAGTCGACATCACTGGCACAGTTAAGGGAGACGTGGAAATAAACTCTGAGCACGGTAGTGTCATCCTACCACTGGAAGAGTTCTTAGCTTTTGATGACGTGATCCAACAACTCAAGAAAGAAGGCTTTACAGCGTGATCAACATTGCTGTAGAAGGCGTGGACGGCGTTGGTAAGACCACGCTGTGTAACAATCTCGCCAACCACCTGATGAAAACGCACGGGCTTCAGGCCACAGTTATCAGGCAACCGAACGACATCATTCAGGGCCTACGGGCGTGCGCCAAGCATCCTAACGTGGCGGTACCTGATCTGGCTAAGATGTCGTCAGCCAATTTCAGCGAGCTGGAAAAGCTGCGCACAAGTGGCGCCGCATGTGTAGAGGCCACATCCCTGCTGATGCTTGGCGGCATGGCGGCAACATCTGAGTACATTGCAAAATTGGATGCAGAATTGGCAAAAGTAAACCAAGAACTGGTCGTCATCCACGACCGATCCTTGCTGTCCACTCTTGTCTATCAGGCAATCTCCCGTGGAGCGATCCACCTGATTGATCCGATTCTGTTTGTGGCCACAACGTTCTGCCGGCTCCGGTATGATAAGACGTTCATTCTTACTGGTCAGGCTGATAAGATCAGCAAGAGAACGACGTTGGATTGTCCGTTTGATAAGAACATCGATGTGGTGAACGAGGCTTACGCTTCCGGATACGAGCGCCTGATACAACGGGCGGCATCCCTAGACATGCTTGATGCTTTCTATCGCATGTTCCCGAGCGTTACAACGATCGACACAGAAACCAAAGACCAGGCTGAAACCCTAGAAAGCGCTATAGCATGTCTAACGAATCTCAACCTATCACTGAAAAGCCCGACCCGGTAATAGCTCAGTTCCTGATCAAGGCTGCTGACGCCCTATCAACGCCGATTAGGTCGTTTGACTTGGGTGACCTCATTAACACTACGCTGATACGTAAGAACCGGGAAGGACGCCGCACTTCACAACGGTTCCACCCGAGCTCGATCCCGTACATGTGTGATGTTAAGGAAGCATTCAAGCGCGTCCTGAATATCTGGGAAGATAACCAGGAGTGGACAGTTGAAGCCATCAAGTCGACTGAGGGCGGTACAGCTACCCACGAGTGGTTCCAGAACGGGCTCATGTCCCGCACTGGAATGATGTGGGGAAACTGGCGCTGCCGCTGCTGCGGGGCTATCTCCGAAGCGTGCCTGAAACCGCACACGTGTGCCAACACCGTCTCGATCGCGCCTAGGCTGGGATTCTCTGGCAGTACGCGTAAATGCATCGAGTATCATGCCAAGACCGCAGACGGCTTCGAGTACTGTGAGATGCGCCTTGAGGACACTGAACACGATGTCAGCGGAAAAATAGATGGAATTTTAGTCGACAAAGACACGTGGTACGTGTTAGAATTAAAGAGCACCACAGAGAACATCCTATCCGCTCTACAGAAGAGTGTTAGCGGTGACGTGATAACGCTCAAGCCCGGATACGATCTCCTACCTATGGAGAAGCACGTCGAGCAATCGGCTATCTATGTGGGGATGATTAAGCAATTGTACGTTGATACGGGAAAATGGAACCTTCCTCCCAATTTCGGCGGCGCCATCCTCATCTACATCTCTAGAGAAACGCTCAGCAGTCGAGGATTCCTGTTGCCAGTAACTGAGCACGCGTTCAATAGAGTGAAGGAACGCGTCAAGACCATTAGATCGCTGGTAGAAAAGAAGCAACCATTGTACGGTCAAAAGATCTGCACCAGTCGCGCTTCTGCACCAGCAAAGACATGTCCGTTTAGGTTAAACTGTTTCCCTCTCAAGAAAGCGAAGAAATGAGCAAACACAGTGTTCCGTCAGAAGTGAAGAAGACAGTCACGTCCACGTACACGCTAGGTGATGTGACAGTGACCAGTCGAGTTACGCCCGAAGAGGGTGGCACGGTGTGGGACTTCAACCACCCGGAGTTCGGCGAGTTCATCGGGCTCACCGGCGTTGATCTGCGCGCGATGTCAGAGCTGCTGCGTGAGATGAAAAAAGACAAGGTGTTCTGAGATGACAGAAGAAAAAGACGAGCTGATTACCAGCTCTCCGGAAGCCGACAGACAGGCTGCGAAGATGGCTAAGAAGCGTGCCGAGTATGGTCGGCAGCTAGCCAAGGAAGGTACGGTACCGTTCAACCTAGACGGTACCTCCGACGAGCTTGAAGAGAGAGCGCACAGCCTCGCGAACTCCAAGGACGTTAACGATGCTGAACTCAGCTTCCTTCTATACACGCTGAGAGAAAAGCGTGGATTCATTGACAAGAGCTACGAAACTTTCGCCGCGTATGTAGAGGCGGAGATCGGCATTGGTAAGTCAAAGGCCAACGAAATGGCCACGACATGGGAAGCGTTCATGATGATCGGGCTGCCAACCACCGTTCTAGGTGGAGAGCATCCGATGAGCTGGAACAAGTTCCGTCTCGTTAGACCGCTGATCAAGGTCGGCTATCTAACAGAAGCGAGCATCTACGAGTGGCTACCCTGGCTCACCACGGATGGTCCGGAAGCTCTGAGAATGTCTGATCTGGAGACTCGCGTCAAGCGAATCCTCGGATCGGTCAAGCCAGAAGATGAGGCGGCTGTTGAGGGCTTCACCAAGATCAAGATCGGTATCCCCAACGATCGTCTGGATGCGTTCTATAACTACCAAGACGTAGTTCGCACCGGGCTGAATATTGACGACGCCGGAATGCAATGCCTGAAGGCGCTTGAGGTGCTATCATCAACCATCATCGGGGAGAACTACGAGGCAGCCAAGCTTGGCGGACTCGTTGGCCTCAAGAAGGCGGCTGAGCACCTTGTTCCCGGCGTTACAGTGATCTTTGTCACCAACAACCCAGAACTGACTTTCGACAAGCTCGGCGTACCTCCGGTGCACAGCGTGTACCAAGGGTTCAGCGAGCTTGGCGGGAAGAAGGAACTGACATTTGTGCTAGCCGCGTCAGAGAGTGAAGCAAAACGCACCCTCCAAACCGATTCAGTACGCGAGTTCCCCATCATGCTGACGCCATCAATCGCCAGCGTTGAGGTTCATCCGGAAAAGGTTCCGGAACCGGAACCGGCCACGGAGAGTACTGGTGAGGTTATGAAGCGACCTGACTTCGATCTCATTCCTTCGGACACCAAGGTCAAGCTCCTATCAGAGCTGGCCAAGGCCCTGGAGGTCGCCAAGATCATCAACAAGGACGCCCTCAAGAATCGTGTCACTGCTGCTAGAGCCGAGACGAAGAATGAGAAGCAGGCGGCGTCAATCGTCGGTAACTGGTTGTGGGATCTGTGTGAGGAACACAATATCTCCATCACATCATGACAGATAAGCGGCTTGTCGTCAAAGTCGATTCAACTGTCAAGGGGATGGACGCAGCCTATGGCTGCTACATCAAGCCGTACTATAGTGGGGCACGTGGGAAGTCATTCCCAGGTGCCTACTATAGCGGTATCTTACCCTACGCCGACAGCATTCATTGCGAGCTTCTGGGGATGGTGCTAGCTATAGAGCACGCCAATACCTTCGCTCACATCACCAAAATTGATACGAAGAACACTATACTTCAGGTACGAAATGATTGCCAAATAGCGGTCAACTCGCTATGTAACCTGCTAGAGCAGGATGACTGTGTCGGCCTCATTGCGACTAGGTTTAAGAAGGCAATCAAAAAATGGACTAACGTCGAAATCGCAAAAGTGAGTAGAAGTGATTTGAAGACAGTACACCTTCTCTCACGCAGCACAAACAGCCAGATGATCAAAATCTCGAAAGAATGGCACAATGTCCGATAACCTAGATAGCTACAAGTTCTGGACATTCCTGCCACAATCGATTACGATTAGGGCGGTTGACCAGAACGGCTCTTTAGCCCAGGAAGCTGTGGTTACGGGGTGGTTCGCATTTAGCCGCGTATCGAAGACTCAACCTGTTCCGGGTGTATCCGGGTACGAGCCGTCAATCGAAACCGACGTGATTCACGATACCGACAAGCCGGTGACAATACGGCTGCGCGGATCAGAGTATTTCAAGAACAAAGCGGTAGACGAGATCTCCGCTAAGGACGTTGTTGCTGCCCTGCAAGAACTGTTCAGGACACCGTTCAACGATATTCCGACGGCCCCGAAAGAAGTCAATACAAGAGTACCCCCGTCTAAGAGAAAGAAATGAGTGACACAATCGTTAGGTTCTTCGAAGAAGAAGACGGCAGTATCACGCGAAATCCGGACTATCGTTCGGACTATCAAGCAAACAAGCATGACGACGTCCTCGCGGTAGCGGACCTGCTGTTTTGCGCGATGGAGAACGACCGTACCTACACGCCGGACGAGGTCGCCGAACTCTATCACATGGCCGATATCCAACACACTCTCAACAAGATGGTTGATAAGGGCCTACTATTTCAACACATCAACGATGATGGCGAACTCGTGTACTCTGCAAATATCGAGAAGAAGTGAATGAAGATCCTTGCCCTAGACGGAGCAACAAGAGTCAGCGGGGTAGCCGTTTTAGAACGGTTACCCGGCACTCGTGTTCGATTGGTTAGCGCAGAAGCCCTTAAGCTGGACGACGCTATGTCCATGCCTGAGAGGTTGCGCGTGTTTAGGGCAAGATTTACAGCACTGTGCTGGGAACACGAACCAGATATCATCGCCATAGAAGACCTTAAGTTCAACGCAGGGGCGCCGAACTTCTCCAGTCTTACTAAGGTAGCCTTCATCATAGGCGTAGCCACCGAGGCCGCCTACACGTATCTGTGTGGTGATCCAATAATGCTTACGGCATCTACTGTCCGAGGCATTATTGGAAACACTGCCAAGAAGAATAAGAAAACCGAGACTCGTCGAATCATTAACGAGCGCTTTGCTGAAGACCTGGCTACGCTAGGCAAACAACCACTAAAAGGAACGCAAGAGGACATCTCAGACGCTATAGCGCTGGGGTGGGCTTCGTTCACAAAACTCAAAGGATAGGTATGCTCGAAAAGTACGGTGTAGAGTCCTGCCCCCGGTGCGGCTCCAACATGACCCAGAAGATCCCAGGACTCGATACTCTTCTAAAAGAGGCGTGTGCGCCGATACCTGTTAAAGATGTCGTCCGCATGAAAGCAGTCTCTCTGTGTGCCTGCGGCTACACGAAGGACTGGGAGATGGACACGGAAGATGATTCCGAGAAATCCGAAGGTTAACGTTTACGTAGACGCCCAGACATATCGGAAGGTCCGTAAGATATCTGAGCTGTCTGGTCGCGCGATCTCCTCAATAGTCAACGGTCTTCTTTGGAAGACGTTCTCGGGACAGGACTATGAGATTAGCAACAGCATTAGTTCTGACACAATAGCTAACTACATCAGGCCTGGAAAGTGGTGCCGATATCGGCTCTACACCAGACTCCCTAGACAGATCGTTGACGATCTTGGTGACCTCGCCTGGGGTTGCAAGATAAAGTCAGTGTCAGGCAAGAGCAGCGGCGTCGGTGTACTCACAGGCTATGCCGTTGCCCTGCAACTACGATACAAAACAACCAACTACTGGGTCCACTACTTTAGGGACGCAGAAGATTACCTACATCGCATTTCACCTCACCTCCTAAATCAAGAGGAATCAGTTGTCTGAAGACTTGAAAAACAGTATGGGCATTGCGCCCGGAATCAGTCCGATTACATTCAGAAGCAAGGTCATCCCGACAGCTAACAGCCCGCAAATGCTGATAGACTATGCTGAGGATGGCTCTCGCGGAGACCTCATGAAACTGATCTTCCACTTCAAAAACGTGTCTATCAAGGACATGAACGCGATTGGCAAGATCTTGTGGGAGCTAGTTAATAGCATGAACATCCCTACCGCTGTGGCTAGTGCCAGCCCGAGTCCGGTCTACAGGAACCAATGGGATTTCATCTTCATGGATGTGCCGACATTGCGCGCTCCTCTCATTCAGGCCGATATCCTACAGGCAGTCGCCAAGAACCTAGGAGTCTAGTATGAACTACTCAGAGTATGATTTCCCGCTCGACTATGCTGCGCTGCTAAGAGAACTACTGGCTAAAGATCCAAACGAGGATTTGAGTAACTGGTGTTACAATGTTGGTCAGCAGCTAGGTAAGGTACTCGATCAACGCATGATTAGTGACATTGACACCATCGCCTGGCTGCAGGCATCTTGGAAGCTGCCGGCTTACCAGAAGCCTGAGTAATCCACCTGTATGAAACAAGAGTCCGAATTTCAGGCGTACTATAATCAGTTCAGAACGTTCTCCCACTTTGACGCTAAGGAGGAGCGCAAGCTTCTCCGTAAGATCAAGAAAGGAGATATCGCCGCAAGAGACCTGTTCATCACTCACAACATGCGGCTAGTGCTGAGCTGCGTCTTGAGGTTCGTTGACTCTAACGATGCAAAGGCGATGGACCTGGTGTCCGCAGGGACACTTGGTCTAATGAAAGCCATCGACGACTTCAAGGTATCGAAGAAGAACCGGTTCTCTACTTACGCTGTGTGGTGGATTCAAGCAAGGATCCGTAAGGAGCTTCACGCGATCCAGCCGAAGATCCACCAGCACAAGGTACTGCATACTAAGTACCGGGCCATGGCCAAGCAGCTTCATTTGCAGAACGGTCAGCGGCCTTCTCAGGAAGAAGTGTTCATTGCGCTGGAGTGGGACGATACTACCATCATCCAGTATCTTGAAGATTCTGAGCGGCAGATCATTCCGCTTGAGAACATCGAGACTGCGTCAGAAATGGGGCAGCTGAAGAACGATCCGTTAATCATCGACGAAGATAGGGCGGTATTCGATGAGATGCTTGAGAATGAAACATCTCAGAAGCTGTCCGAGGCGCTAGCCAAATTGCCACCAGAGCTGGAAGACATCATTCGTAGACACTACGGTCTTGGCTACCAAGACACAGAAACATACGATGATCTCGCACAGTTCTACAGATTCACTCGTGAGCGAATTAGGCAACTAGAGAATGACGGGCTACGAAAACTGTGGGTAGCCTTGAAAAATGAACCGCTGTTAGCGGATCACAATGACTGAACACGCCCCTTACCAGGAACTACACAGCACTCTCGAAGAGATTGGCCAACTGATTCAATCCTCCTCCGAACACAACTACATCTTCTCGCAGGTGTTGCAGGAGTCTAATAGAACGCGCAGCGAATTTCTTCAGCAGCGGGATCGCGGCCTAGAATACATTCATGCAAGAAACGAGGTGATGGCTGAGGCATACGGCGGAGAACCGGCGAGCAACCGGTACCAGTATCTCAATGTGATGAATCTCATGCGCCGCCGAAATTCAGGGGTGCACTCACTTGCGTCTAGTAACTCGGCGATCATCTTCCTGTTCAGGGAATTCCGTAAGCCTCTCACTGGCTTAGTAAAGCAGGTCCTGGATGCGTACAGTAAAGAGCTCGGGCATGTCTTCACATCCCACGATGTCGATAACGCTCGTGACGATCTCTTCAACCTACCTGTACAGCAACAACCTATTCACGCACTGAGAATCGATAGGATTCAGTGTAAGATAGTCATCCTGTCCGCCGGTTTCTTCTTGCTTGATGATGTGGAACGACGGATCATCCGTTACAAGGAAGCGTTCGGAGAATATCGGCCAGCGTTGTATATCCTGAAAAGGAGTGCTCCGTTTAAGAGTGAAGTACAGAATGTACACCTTAACGCCTTATTGCGGCAGCGAATCTATGGTCTTAGAGAGATCTGCCATCCAAATGAGATGACAAAAAACCAGGGCCAATGACGGCCCTGGTTTTTTTACAATCAACACTCTGATTTTAGCTACTATTTCGGTGGAGTGACCAATTGGATTGGCGTCACACTGTCAAACTGCCCTGACACTGATTCAGAGATCACCACCGAGTTTGCATTCAGGCTTAGGCTGTGCCCTTCAATTAGGCAATCCTCTAGATACACGGCCCCGTAGGGGCGATTCCGCGTGTCCTTGAACACCAGAATCAATCCGAACGGTACGTTGAAGAGCTCGGATGCCAGGTTAATGAAGAAGTCTCTATTGGACTCACCATTCGACCCACCGTAACCCGGTGCGGCTTGCAGGTTCGAACTTTGGAATAGTTGGTTGTATTGGGTGATGTTACCCGTGCCGTCCCCTTCCGGGTCGTCGGGATCCCTATTCAACTCGGATCCGAATGGTCCAAGCTGCTTGGCATCACCAATAGGCGCCACCGCATATAGCATACGCATCAATGACGGCCCGTAAAACATTACGCGGCCCATATTGAAGTTAGCGAACAGGCGACCAGGTACGAAGTACGCTCGCTTCGAGCCGATCTCGAATAGACGACCGACCTGACGGCTTTGTTGAACGCTAAAACTCTCAATCAACCCTAGCGGGATGATTGCGTTAGAGGTCAAACCACCAGCGCTATTGAGGTGGGTAAACCGAGACGGACCGGCGAGTACCAGCGTCGATTCAGACGACAGGTACTCTCCGTTTTGAATTTCTCCCTGGACGTGTTCGCCAGCCCAGTTCCAGTCCAGATATGATGACATGTGTTTGCCTCTACGCTATCAGATGTAGATTGTGATTTCGCCGCGTGCCGACGAGAAGTATGGTTCAACCACATAGCTCAGCCGGAACGTGTCGGGGTTGACGCTGTCTTCCTCGATACCGATAAGCTTGATGGACTTCATTTGCTTGTTATCAAGGATGTCCTTGCTCACCGCCCCCTGCTGAGCAGAGAGGATGGTGAAGAATCCTTCATCCAGAATGTATGGTCCGAGCAGTGGTGTTAGCTGTCTGCGGAGACGTCTGGCGAAGTAATCGATCTGCGTTGTCACGCTGTCTTCCACGAAGACGAGGTCCGTCGAGTTCGTGGAGAGGGCGCGGATCGCCTGAACATTGGCACCGGAGCCACTCGGCTGCTCCATGTAGTAAGTACCGGCGTCGATGATTACATCCTGATACGTCGAATTACCTTTGAACGGGTCGACGATGGTTTCAATACCAGGACCACCTGTTTTTGTTAGCGGCTTAACCGGACCAAAGCGCGCACGCTTAGCACCCTCAACCGCGCACAGATAGAAGCCACCGGCATCGTATCCAGTGACCTCGCCGCCACCGTAAACACCTGTCGTCGTTGTCGGGCCGGTCTCATCCGTGAACGCGAGGGTCACGTTGTCCGGGTAGATGTTACGAATTCTGCGGTTCTGCAGGTTCGTTGCGTAGTCCGCAATCTCGTCACGCAGTTCAGCGTCCGATAGCGTCTTGCTGTCGATGGACATTTCCACGATAGCTAGCGGCACCGTTGTCGGGTTCGGAATATCCGCACTCGGCATAGTTGTCAGTGTCTGACCGTCTAGAGAGATCGCAGTGATTCTGCTTTCGAAGCTGATCGTGTCAGTGCCGTCGAAGGCAGTCGCGGTGACCACGTCACCAACGATCACACCTTCTGCTAGCATGTCAGCATCAATAACAACCGTTTGGGTTGCGCCGCGAGCAACAGTAGCCGTTTCCGTTGATAGCGTGAAGCGGTTAACCGAGCGCGGGAAGGCGGCACTCTGGTACAGAATACGTTCGTGCTTGTTGGCAGGTGTCGATTCTGAATCAACGTGGGCCTGCGCGATGGCCAGGATCGCCGCTTCCTGAGTCAGCGGAACGATCGAGTACACCGTGTCAACCTTAACGCGGTCGAACGCCTCTGTCCAGCCAGTTGAATCGTCAGACTCAACGCGCATGGCGTAGATAGCGGTTGGCGTATTCTGCAGTGCGATGCTTGCGGCCATCGCCATCGGGTTGCCAGGAACTGCCGGCCCCAGGAGATCTTCGCGGTTGCTGACCGTAACCTCTAGCAGATCCAGGTCGTCATTACGGATCTCTGAGTAAGAGATCAGAACGTCACCGGTCAGGTTTGCGCCTGTTAGTGTCTTCTTAATCTCGTAGTTCAGTGCGGCCGAACTGTCGGGAGCGATTACCAGCACGGGATCATCACCGTCCTCAACAACCGTGCTGCCATCAACCTCTGTAGGTGTCTGGAAGTAGATTGCGCCGTCGATGCGCGTATCAGCAGCGACCGGGTTCAGGTTCGTCGAGAGCTCAACGATCTCAAGCTCGCTAGCGTTCACTAGTCTACGAACTTTGAAGTCTGAGCGGACGCCGCCAGTTCTGGCCGTGAAGCCGAAGTTCGTAATCGTCTCGTCGTCCGCCAGCGTGATTCCAGCGTACGGGTGTAGACGAACAGCGAGCTTGCCTTCGTGTGCGCTCAGCGGAGAGGGCACGGCGGTGACGATGAATGCTAGGTGACCAGCGTCAGTGAACAGCAGGTCGCCCGGATCTAGGTCAGACGTGTCAGCCGGAGAAACTCTCAGTAGACGATCGTCGCCTGTCAGCTGATAGCCGTCGATACTCGGTGCCGGTGCCTGCTCTGTCGCGACCACGGAAACCGAGGCTCCGAGATACGACGTGCTGCCAGATACCGTGAGGATAGCGTAGTCTACACCCGTAGCATGGTACAGCGGGTTGATGATATCGTCGCTGAACTGAGTGACCTCGATCTGTCCAGATGCAATGTCAGCGATGCTGGTGATGTTGAACACCGGACGATAGATACCGTCCGTGTCTTTGATCGCCACGTGCTTACCGGTAGTGATTCCACCGATGCTGGCCAGGTTTGCGTCCGTGAATGTGCGCACGTTGCTTGTGGCCGATGTGAACGCACCTAGGCCGTAAGCGCCAGGCGAAGACACGATGGTGTAGTTTCTCTGGTAGTACACTACCCCATCATCGCGCTTAGCCGTCTCCGCGATCGTCGAGCTGGCGTAGTCTTTGGCGTAGAACACCAGTGAGCCGCCGCCCATTCTCACAGATGCCGCGAAGAATTCCGGAACGAAGGCACCAGCCGTGTTCAACACGAACACTACCGTACCAGATAGTGCTGAGTTGTCCCACACACCGAACGGCGACGGTTTGGTGGCGAAGGTCAGTTTGCGCCAATCAGCTTCCACAACTGTCGAGTTATCAACAGCGAGTTCTCCGGCGCTATCACCGACAGCGGTGTATGTTACACCTTCGAGAGCCTTCTTGATGCTCCAGTTGTCGAGGCGAACGATATCGTTTACCTTGACGCCTTGTGCCACGAAACCACCAGCGTCGATGAACGATTGGCTGGTTGTTACCAGCTTGCGCACCTCGTTGCTGTCCTCGGTCGTTACATAGAACTTGGCGACTTCTGACGCGCCGATCGAGCCCGGTCCCTTGTCCACACGGCGAACAGTTACCTCGGTATCAGATTGGATACCCGCAGTATCCACCCGGTACGTCGGAACTCCACCGATGTAGATCAGGTCTCCGGCAGCAGCCTGGCTTCTGATGAAGTCGGCGTTTGTATCCGTGAAAGATCCGAGTGCCGGACTGTCGCTGTTGACCGCGAACACGCCAGTTGTTCCGGTAGCAATGCTGAATGTCGCGTCCGCTCCAGCTAGCACGGTAAATACTGGATCCCCAGTAAAGTCGTACGCGACGTCTGTGATCTCCGCCGTTCCGAATTCGTTGGTGACGTAAACGTGCGGGCGAAGCTCCGCCGACGTCGCCGAACTCGTCTCTACGGTTCCACCCAGCCAATTAGGGAAGTCAACGTTGGCACTGATAGAGCCGGCATTCCAGTCAGTCAGGCTGGTAGCGGTCTGGTACTCGAAGTGGCGGTTGACGCCAATCAGAAGAACCGGCAGACCGGCTTCCGGAACAATAGGTGCAACCGGAGTGAAGATCTGCGTGATCTTGAGGTCCGGACGAAGATTATTGGTTGCCATTGTCAGATTTCCTTAACCTATCAAGCACTGGGGCTTACGTACAACGAGAGCGGGCTACTATCGGACAGCACACGCGGATATTCGGAACCGGATAGATTGGTGATACCGGCGATGATTTCCGCCGGTGAGGCGGAGTTCTGGATCTGCCACACCATCGGCTGATTGATTGTCAGGCTAACAGGGACCATAAACATGTCGTGCTGCGAGTCTGATTTTACAACTACCGGCGGACCAATCACAGGACTTGAGACTTTGTGGATACGCGCGCCATCTGTGATGTTCTTCTTGAAGAACTTCAGGACACCGCACACTAACCAGGCGAGCTGGTCAGCGTCTGTATCTCGCCTAGAGTAGCACTTAATCTCTAGGCCCATGGTTGTCATGTCCGCATACCGCGCTCTGGTTCTGTTTTCTGTTCCGATGGCTTTAGTGTCAATTCTCGTCAACATCTTCGTAGCCATGTTATCTCTGCGAGAGTCAATAGCCGTGTCATTGAACTGGAACGTTCCACGACCAAGTACTACCGTAGGGCGAGGATCGCTCTTCGTTAGCTCGTCTGAGAATGAATCGGCTATGACCACTTTACTTCGCACAGATGTTTCTGAACCAGATGGTATGAACAAGAATGGATTTGGCGGAGAGCCCGGATAGATGACAAGGTTCGTTTGAGAGAAGAAGTTCTCTAGCACCGCCAACAGTACTCGTCTTGGATAGATGAGTGGGTTGAACGGGGGAACGGATGTGTCACCAAACTCGGGCAGTCCTAAGCTCATCAGCTCTGTACGATACGGTGCAGGGCACCTTCAATTTCGTAACCGCGTCTACCCACTCTATCCGAAACTCCTCTAAGGAAGTGTTCGTCGTTCAGGATAGCGTCGATCGACATGTCCGCGATTTTAGTGATCGTCGGAGCGCTTTCCGCTTCCTGTGTTTCTTCAACTTCTTCTACTTCGACTTCTTCTGTCTCTGTTTCTGAGGCAGTCTTTTCAACTTCCGCATCACCGATGATGTTACGAAGAGACGAGAGAAAGCGATCTTCCGGCGTATACATGTTTTAGTGCTCCTAAGCTACTGTCTAAGTGTGTTACTGTGCATGATTTGTTCAAATATACAGGTAGCCGATTGCAGTGTCTTGTGGAGAAAAATTGTCCACCACCACGTAACGACTAGGGGCGGTGCTTCTACTTAGCACCGGCACCATCTGAGAAATTTGTGGGACTACCATGCGGTTTTCAACATCACCCGCCGCCAGCCCCTCTAACGTCGCAGATTGGTTCAAAAGCATCCGCTGTTTTTCAGTCGGCGCAATTGTGACAACTCTAAAGCGCTTTCCAGTGTCCAGCTCATAAATCAGATCGCGAGGGCGGAGCACAGGGTAATTACCAAAAAGGGCCGAAGTAGTTGACGGTTGTCTAGAGACGTCACCGGCCGCGACTGACTTAACTTCTGGAGAGATAACGGCTAACGTCAAGATCGGTGCGTAGTATCCGCCAGTATATCCGGTATTGAAGCACACCTCACAGAACGACACTGTGACTTTTCTGAGCACAGTGTCCCAGCAAGCTGAGCAGCGATCACTCTCATCAGCTTTTCTGGTGTAGATCAAAACCGGATTACCGCCTTGACGCAACTGTATGTTCGTGTTGCGGATGATTGAGATAGCAATCCCGTCTAAGGATCCGCTAACCCTGGCCGCCGGATAGTCTCGACGGTTTCCTAGACTATCGACAACGGTCAGCTTGTAAAAAGGAAAACGCCACCGATCAAAAAGATTGACGGTGTCGTCCCTGTAAAAACCCACGCTTGCAGCCACAGTGTCTATCAGATCAAAACCGTCGTTCTCAGCGTAGGATCTTCTGATCTCAACGACAGCTCCATCAGCAGCAGGACCGATCCCCAGCAGTGTCCAACCTACTACCTGGGAATCGGCTGTTTGCTGGGCTACGACAATATTGTCTAGTCGTAGCGACGAGATCATTACTGGTCGTCGCCCTCGGCAACATTCTTGGTGTGCTTCTTAGCCCGCTTCATAGCAGAGTATGCAGTGCGGGCCGCCAGATATCCACCGACACCGCCAGCAGTACCTTTAGCAATCATTGGGATGGTGCGGCCAAGACCCCAGAGACCTTTAGTGTACCCGTGCGCGGCACCGACACCGGCGCCTAGCATACCGCCAAGCATGCCAACGCTGTGGCCTTTCGAGGGACGATCTTTGTCCTTCTTAGCCACCTTAACGAGCTCGTCGACAAGACCACTGTAAAACGATTCGAACATGTCAATCTCCTTAGACGTCTGTGTAGTTATACCGCTTAGCGGCTATTGATCAATTTTAGGTATCTTTTTGATTCTAGCAAAAGATGCCAGCGGGAGCGCGGCGCTTATCCCAGGACGAAGCATTAGCTCCTTAACAGGAACAGGGTACTTAGCACTGTAACCCTTCTCAGCTAAGAACCTATGATCAGCGTCTAGCTGACCTTTTGCGGAGCCGCCGAGATATCCTAGCGAGCCGCCCAAGGCGGTTCCTGCTAGAGCGCCCTGTACGGGCATGCCGACAGCGCTACCAACTCCGAGGCCTAGTAGACCCGAAACGATTGCTGTTACAAGGCTAGCAAGCGTGCCAGTCGTTGCTGCCGATACTACGCGGTCCTTGTAAAGGCTCTTGTCGGCGGTGACCATGCCAACGCCTGAATCGCCGCCGCGAACTAATGAGTACTGCGGAACACTCTCTTCTTCGGGCTCTCGGCGGTAGCGAGTACCGGCCTCAAAACCACGAATGAAGGCTTCTTGAATAGCGTTAGTATCCATCGATGTCACTGATGAAGCCGTCCCACATTTCTGTGTACGAGATGGTGTAGCAGTTGTTAAGGTTCTCTGCCAGCTTGAACTGCGCCTTGTACGTGTCGTAATCCTGCTTGATCATCCCAATGATGTTTTCAAGGTTACGCCAGATCGAGTGCGACTGAACGTTCACATTTCCGGCAGTAAACGGAATATCGTTCCTAGCGTGCTTGATGGATAGAATTCTCAAAACACGGGCGCCGGACATGTCAACGATGTTCTTGCGAACTCCTTGAAAGCGAACCTGCGACATCAGCAAGTAGCCGCTAATCTGATAGGCAAGGATTGGCGGTGTACCATTCCAGTCGTCGATTGTGTCGACAATACACCGCCCGATCAATTCGTCCGTCACCTCTTGACCCTGAAACAGCTCGTTCGTGGGCGCGAAGTCCTGGATAAACGTTCGCACCTGCTGAATCAGTTTCATCGGAACCGCACTGCTGAGGTCCGATTGAGAGATCGGCTTATCTGTCATTGTGTGTCAGCACTAGGCGTGCTATCGGCGACCTTCTTAGGTCTTCCGCGCTTAGGCTTCTCTACTACAGTATCTTCCACTTTTGCTTCAGCACCAGTAGATTCCTGATCCGTTGTTACGGGATCAGTATTTCCTTCAGGAGCCGTGTCTTCTGGCTTACCCATTTCTAGGAACTGATGCAGTTGTCTCTGTTGAATTTCGTCCATAAGCGTCAGAGGCTCTGACGCGATGTGCTTAATTACGTCGCTGACTGTCGTAATGATTTTGATTCCAGCGGCCTTCTCTACGACTTCCTTTAGAGACGGGTATTTGAATACGATGTATTCTGGGTCGATCTTCTTGCCCAGGTGCAGGACTTTTCTCTGGTCCAGCGTTGTGACCATCAGCAAATCGCCACTATCCTTGACCAATTCCTTAGCAATACGCTCGTCATATGTAGTCGTGCCGTTGGGACGTATCCCAGTTCTAGGCGACTTCAGCAGTGTTTTACCAAACCAGAAAACTCTTACGTTTGCCATTTACTGTCCTTGAGAAAAAGAAAAAGGGACCCCAGCGGATTACACCGGGGTCCCCGTCAACTCACATCAGATCAGGCGGTCGCGACAGGAGACGTCGACGTAACAGTGGTACCGACGTTCGTGAGGCGGAAATATCCGACCGTTCCGTTGGTTACCGTTGCACCAGAGCTATCCTGCCACAGGTTCGGGAGAACCACCGAAGCGCCGTTGAGCAGGATGAGACCCAGGCCCTTGATGTTACCGAAGCCCATACCGGCGTCTTCGTACGCTTCCATCTCGATGAAGCGGCCCTTCTTCTCGATCCAGAACTTCGTGTTTTCCAGGATCAGGTAGCGACCCAGGAACTCAGGAGCCGGGAAGGTGAAGATCTGGCCAGGCTGAACGATGTCCGGGTTGTCACGGACAGTCGTCACGAACGTGTACCCACCGACCGTGGTGTACTTGTAGCCGTCCTTGACGATTTCGCCAGTGATCTGCAGACCGGCTTCGTTTTCCATCCAGCCAAGAACGTCCGCCCAGTCGTACTCGTGCAGGAGGAAGCAGCGGGCCTTCATCTCGCGAGCAGCCTGAATCTTGATCGCATCGCGCAGCACTGTGCGTGTGAACTCAGTTTCAGTCGACAGGAGGATGTTCGAGTACAGTGCCGTGACGAGGTTCGCCGTCGGCGGAGTGGAATCCCACGTCTGGTAGTCTGTCAGACCGTAAGAGGTCGTGACGTTGCGGAAGTACAGATACGCAGCAAATTGCTGCATCGTACCCCAGTTCTTGCTTGTCGTGCCAGACAGAGCGCTCAGACCCTGGTTAGCGTTGAGTACCAGGCCACGGTCGACCAGGTCGTTCATGCGACGACGGGTGGCCAGCATTAGACCAACGCGAACGTGGTCCATGAAGGTCTTGTCGTGCTGTTCCTGCATGTCCTTGACCGTGTTCTGCTCGATGATCTTGGTCAGCGGCATACGGTACGAGCGCAGTTCCTGTTCGGACTTGACGAATCTGTCCGAAGAAATCGTGCTCATTCTGATCGAATAGCGCTTGCCTTCGATGTAGGTCTTTTCCGGTTCACCGCGCCAGTTCACGCGCATTGCGAGCGAATCCGGTTCGATGTCGTCGATGTACGAGAGACCTTCGTCGTTCTCGTTACGGGTCAGTTCAGCCAAGGTGACAGTCTGAGGCGGGAGGATCTTTCTCGCGAAAGAGTTTTCACGAAGCTTATCCTGAATGTACAGACCGGTCACTTCACCGACCTTTTCAAGAGCTTCGCCACCGCGATTCAGGGCTTCACCAAAAAGCGAGTTGAAATCAGAAGAATCAATCTTCATTGTTATCCTTTTTGATGTCCAGAGAATCTAGATGACTTACAAACTATAGGGGGGCAGCCGAGCCGCCCCCCTGTTCAATATCAGGCGTAGACGTGCGGCACTGAGTGGAAGATGAAGTGCGCGCGACCGTTGTAGTGGCGATAGATGCGGCCGTAGTACGTACGACCAGCGACGATGGCTTCCGCCTGCCACTTCGTACCTGCGGCGCTGATGAAGACGCCGTAGTTGATCGTGGGCAGCTGGCCACTGTGGTTCCACAGCGACGCCGGGAGACCGACGTCAACGTCGTTACCGAGAATACCGGTCAGACCACCACCTTCGATGTACATCGTCGGCGCTGTACTGTCGGTCTTGTCCTGCTGAATGAAGGCGACGTCGGAACGATCCGAGTCAACCCAGTTCATGAAGACAACGGCGTTTGCCGCTTCAGCCGCCGGGCTGCAGCCGAGCGGGATCGCTGCGCCACCAGTCGTTGCATCGATCTTGACCGGTGCACCTTCCGAGAATGACGAGTCGTCCTTAAGCGCGATGCGCTGAAGGTTTACAGATGAGAGCTTTGCGTTAAGCGTTACGTTTGATTGGGTTTTACGAGCCATTTTAGTAGTCCTCTACGATGTCCCTTACTCTTTCGACCAGCCGCTCTTCCGGAGTAGCTGTATCGCTTGCTTGCTTACCAAGATCCGTCACATAACCAATTGAATAATTTTGAGAAGAGTATCCCATTTGCGCTGCCTGTTTTAGCAGGACCGGCTTATTCGGGTCTTCCTTGAATTCCGCCAGTTTATCAAATACGTCGATCGGATCGATAAGCCCTTCCTTGACTAACTCTAAAACGGCTAAATACGCCTTAAGCTCAGTTTCCGCAGACGCGAGTTTTACGTGCGTTGCAGCTGAGTCAGCTTTGAGCTGAACCAGGGCGTCCCTTGCTTTTAGAAGCAGTGAGGCGGCTTTTGTGAATCCCATTATTGAAGCAAATCAATAGCCAGTAATAGTTTAGCGATCCCCACCTTGCTGGCTCGCTTTTCAATTGATTCCGACAGTTCGCCATCAATTTCTCTTACGAGTTCGTCGATGGCATCACTATCAGACTTGGAGGCAACCTTTTCTGTTTCAGAATCCTCGTCGGTGGTTGGAGTTGCCGAGGCTCTCTTAATCAGTTCTTCGATGTCAGAAAACAGCATGGGGTTGCCTCCCGGTCAGTAACGCTTACTCAGCGCTTTCGAGAGCTTCGTAACGTGCCACAAGCTCGCGAGCGACTTCTCTACCGAGCTGGTCAGCATCTTCTTCCGCCAGCTTCTCAATGTCTTCCGCCGTAATGTCGTTCTCTGCGAGAATGACACCGACGTCCTGACCTAGGTCATAGAGCGCTTCAGCCTGCTTTTCGAGTTCTTCTTCCGAGAGCTCTTCCTGAGCTTCTTCCGATTCCTCGCTAGCCGTCTTCTCTTGCTCTTCTTCCATAGCGTCTTCCACCATGGCGACACAGAGATCTAGGATCTGCGCTTCGTCCATTTCCGGAAGTTCGCCATTTGCCTGAGCTTCCTTGACGATGTCGATAGCCTGATCCATCAGATCAAGGCGAACCTCGTCATCTCCCCAGGCCTTCTGGAGCGAGGCGAGCTTGGTTTCAAACTCCGCCTGCTTCACCAGTTCAAACGTTTCTGCTAGTGATGTCATGTGTGGTTGTCTCCTGATTATGACAGCGGTTTCGCCGGATTCACAACACCCTTTGCACCCGACATCGCTTCGGCTTCAGCGCGAACAACGCTGTTATCACCGACGCCACCGTGTGTCTTCAGGTTCTCAATCTTCTTGCCGACCGCTTCCCACTTGCTCTTGGGCGAAGCAATGCCAGCACCAGCAGCCGGTACACCAGCCGCTAGCTTTTCAATAAAGCGATCAGTGAAGCCTTCGGCGAAGAGTTGACCAGCAGCGTAAAGTTCGCCTGCCAGCTTCTCCATACCAACTTCACCCTGACCTTGCGCCGAGGCTGTCTTCTCGACCGGCGTTTCTTTAGCCTCAGCGTCTGAGTTTTTGCGGAGTTCCGCAAATAGAGCCTCGACGTTCATTTGGTTTCTCCATTAAACTGTGAACAAACAACTACAAAAGGCAGCCACGTTGCCGCCTTGGATTGACTGGCAGTTTTAAACAAAGACGATTCTACAGCGTTCGGCTGAACGGCGAGCTGGATCGTCGGATTTGTTTCAATCATCTGCACTAACCTAGTATAGTCTATATTTCCGAGTAAGTGAGCGAGCTTCTGCATAAATGGAGAATTGCTCACCTTCAGCGGTCTGGTCTGGCCTCTAGCTGCCCTTTTTGTAAAGTGCGGGTCGAGGAGGGACCGCTCCGGAATCTTACTACTCAAAAGTAGTATAAGACGGCGGTTTGGATTGACAAGATCAAGATTACCCGGAATTCTTGACGGATCGCCGTCAGATAGATAATTCAGGTCCTTTTCTGATGGAAGCATACCAACCATCAGCATGTTCTTCAGAATCTCGGGCAGCGAGAATTCCTTCTTCATGGCGATCATCTGGGGATCAACCGCGACGCTATCGTCCTGGCAGCCACCATTGTTCGAGATGAATTTGATCAGATCCGGGTTAATGGGTGTACTACCCAGATCTTTTTGATCCACGGGTGCCGTAGATACCAGCTCGCGCTTCTCCATGCTGGCTTCTTTAGGCTCACCAACACTCGCGACCTTCTTCAGCATCCACGCGCTTCTATCCGCTGGCATCGACACTTTAGAGATGTCGAAGAACACCGGGAAGTAGTTGTAGGAGAAGACTTTACGGCCGTCCGGCAGAATCTGGCGCAGCTGGGTTGCGAGGTGAGGACAGTATTCTGCTCTGGTCTTTGATACCTTGGAACAGATGGAGCAAACGTCGAAGCGTAACTTAGCGCCCATCGACCAGGGCACAGGATCTCCCGCGTCAATCATCCGCACCACATCTGGCGCCCGCTGTTCGTAGATGAACACGATCAGCTCAACTCTGTGCATCTGATCGTTATACGCTTGGGCGATTACGTCCCCACAGGCTATCGTCGGATCTTTGTTGATGTGGTTCTGATAGACCTTTGCGTTCGTAACGAACGACGGTCCACCATATGACGGCGGCTCCGTGAAGTCAGGGATGACCTTATTGACTTCGGTCTTAAGGAACTCTTTGACGTCCGCTGGCGGCGGCAGCCCCTTCAAGCTCCACTCCGGGAAGGTATCTCCGTTAGCGTTAGGTCCCCAATATTCGTGGGCACCGAGCGCGTTCAGGAGCACATAGCGACCTTCTGGTCTTGGCGTCAGCTTCTCGATCCATACGCGGAGATCTGTGGGAATGTAGCTGCTAGCCACCTTCTCCATCGTCCCGCTGTGGATGTGGGTATATGACGGTCCCCAGCCAGCGCCAGACCAGTCGCAGTTAATGAGCTTGATCATACTTTGCTAGTTCGTCCAGTATTGCTCGGAAGAACGCAACCTTCCGTAAAACCGGTCCCTCGTCTAGCCCGATAGACTGCACCTTCTTAGCGACCCCGAGCCTACCGGCCCGCGTGTCTCCAGAAGATTTGATCTGAGGATCCACCTCATCACCAACCAGGTAGGTCGGTGAGAGGGCGGACCGATAGTGCATTTCAATCGCCATTTTACGTCGACTTGAACTTCAGATCGTTTTCGCGGTCCTTGCGTGCAAGCTCTTCGAGTTTCTGGTAGCGGTTTGCGCCCACTTCGAATGCCTTGGACATCGGCTGCGAGAACGTGTTTGCCACGTCAGTTGAGTTCGTATTGATGCGACCCTGTAGACCGAGCAGCTCATTGATGACCGTCGGGGTAATTGACGCCGGACCCATCTTTCTGAATGTGTCCATTACGTTTCCAGCTACAAGCGGATTACTGGCCACTTCTGGCGCGAAGTCGGTAATCAGCTTAAAATAGCGGGGGGTGTTCGGGTCGCCCTTTAGGTTCGGGTAGTCCTTGAGGATCTGCTCGAAAGACTCCGAAAAGGCCTTCTGGCGCTTCGAGTGTCTTGACATCGAGGCAACTGCAGGGGCTAGTGCAAATGCCGCTGTCGCTGCCGCCAGTACGTTTCCCAGCACAGGTGACATTTTCTTGTATCCAGGATTGACTGCTGCTTCCTTTTCCAGCCAATCAAACAACCCAACTACGGCCTCGAAGTCTTCGTAGTTATCAATTTCCGCAGCCGCGTTCTTGATAATCTCGTTGACCTGTGTTCGATTGCTAGCAGTCTTGGCATTGAGGAGCTGAGACGCGAACTTTCCTAGCTCAATCTTTTCCTGCTCAGTAAGGAAGCCACCATAGACAAAAGCGTACTCGTCAAAAATCTTGCTCATGTTCACTGACCAGTTTCATATTGTGGGAGGTTCTTAATCGGCCCTTGGTGGGCAGCGGGCGTCTTGTTGTGGATCAAATGCTTTGCAGCAGATCCAAGAGTCGCCTTAGATGCTCTTGTTGCAGCTTCGCCGAAGAGGAGGCCAAGAGCGGCCTTACGAGTCTCTTCGGCTGTCAGTTTTTTTACTTCGTCTTCTCCCAGTTTCTTCAACAGATCATTGGAGAACTGATCAGAAGATACGGCCTTGTCTACCTTGTATAAGGTTCCAAGGTACTTTTCAACGTCGGCGCTGGTGTTGAAGTTGGTCACGTTCTTAGTGAGAACGTCCTTGAAGTTATCAAGTTCTGTTAGGCGGCTGGAGAGGATCTGCGCATCCGTAACCCGCTCATGAACCTTCTTAACCTGGTACCCAAGTTTGTGGGCACCGTTGACCACGCGAACCTTAGGCGTCTCTCCCTCGGTATTTGACCGAGCAGCTAGCGGAGCGACGTGGCACAACTTCAGTTTTGCTGCGTTCTTGGCGTTGTACTTACCGGCGACTTTACGAAGCTCTGCCTGCACTACCTCGAACACAACGTCCCAGCCGCTCCAGTTAGGTACCACGGCTTCCGCGTATTTCTTCAGGTCGTCAAGCGTGCCTTGCTCACCGTACACGAACTGTTTTGCCGTCTGTAAGAACTCTCTCAGCTCTTCTGCGACCTTGTTGAGGGAGCCGATTTTTTCAGATTCAGTTCTGCGGCGGACGGCGGCCAGCTTCTCTAGAATCAGTTTTTGGTGCAGCGACGCCTGCTTTTCCAGCAACTCCTTCTTGTTGGAGCCGTCCATGATTTCCTGGACTCTGGCGTCAATCGACTCTTCCCCGATTCCTCTGTTGTACGCGTGGATCGCATCAACGACCCGCGAGTGGGTGATGCCGGCGACCTTAGGGATGCCTTGCATTTTTGACAAGACACCGTCGACACTTGCCACGTTAAACGTAAACGTCTTCTCTGACGCCAGCTTACGTAGGTGGTCGTTGACCTCATGATTGGCAAGCTCGACAATCCGCTGGATTTGGACTTGCGAAAGTCCGTTATCCCCGGCAATCTTGGCGATCGAATCGTTGAGGTCTTTATTCGCCCCAATGTAGTCGCCCGCCGCTTGCTTAGCGAACAGGTAAAAACTGATTGAATTCATAGAAAGCGCTTTTTGATCCGTAATGAGCGGATCACAAAAAAAGATCCTGATCTAATTCAGGATACCGTCAAAAAGCGACTGCACAACTAATAAACTGATCAAATATGGCATAAGACTTAGATCCCGAACACTTTCTGCTTTTAAGGAGCACATCACATGAAAGAGACAGTAAGTTTGAAGGCTCTTGCAGCCGCTCGTAAGGCTCTTGGGACCTTGGCGGACAAGTACACCGATCTCGATGTAGAGGTCGCCCGTGCTATGGAGGACTACGCTGAGAAGCGTGTTGCCGGCTACCGGGAAGCGGCTGGCAAAGACTTTGACCGTGGCTGGTTCTACCAAGAGTCCAAATGACGGTCATCAAGCACTACGTAAAATTGATCCTACCAATTGCTGCGGAACTTTTCCTGTTCACCACTGTCCTGGTAGCTTTCGCTGCCCTAATCAAATTCTGTAGGAACCTGTAAAATGCGAACAAAGATCATCTCTTGTGATTTTTGCTGTAAGGATGTCGACGACGAGTGGGACCTCGCTGGCCAATTCCGCCTCCAGGAGAAAAGGGAGAACGAGTTCTTCTTTAAGACATGGCAGGTATTGGATATCTGTGGTGACTGCCTGACAGTGGTCATCGAAAAGAGTAAAGAAAACCAACGCAACAAGGAAGGTAAAAAATCATGAGCAAAGAAGTAGACGGATTCAACGGCTATCGCTATGCAAGCGATATGACAAAGCGTGAAGTGTTTGCGCTGGAGATGGCGAAGGCCATGCTGGCTGATGTTGGAGTTCCTGCGGACTTCGATGGGTTCGCAAAGAACAACGCGCGTCTTGCGGTGGAAGCCGCCGACGCCCTACTCGCGGAACTGGCGAAGGACGGTGCGAAATGAGCAGCGACGGGTTCATTCCGGGGCTTGTCACAGGCGCCGTGCTTACCTTCTTCATCACAATGATCTGCGCTACCTCGCACTTCGACGGCAAGAGTCGGGAACTTAACAAGGTTCTAGTGGATCGGGGCTATGCTGAGTGGGTCATCGTAGATCCGCGCACTGGAAAAACAGAATTCAAAATCAAGGAGTGTGTCAAATGAAGTACGAAACTACTTGGTCGGTCATTGCGCTGTTTGCGGTTGCGCTGGTCGCGATGTTCGTGATTGGCTTCTACCAAGGCAAGTCGAGCGCCCGTGACTGGACTGCCGAGCAGATGGAACGTCGCCTGATCGAGCGCGGCTACGCCGAGTGGGTAGTTGTCGATTCGGTGACAGGCAGAACGGAACTCAAAATCAAGGAGTGCCTCAAGTGAGTGACTCCCGCTTTATCAACGGAATCTGTGTCGGACTCGCAGCTGGATCTGCGTTGTTTGCCTTATTCCACGTAGCCGGCACTTGTGGCAAGGTTAAGCAGATTAGGGACGAGCTCATTGAGAAGGGATATGCCGAATGGGTTGTTGATCCGAAAACAGGAGAGACTCAGTTCAAAATCAAGGAACCGGTGAAATGAGTAGACCTGGCTTCACAAAGGGGCCGTGGCGTCGCGGCTGGCTTAACTCTGTTGGAGTGGCTGAAACGCGGTTTTTCATATGCGGTGCGGATCGTGGGATAGTTGCGTGCCCGGCATCTTCAAAATATTCACGGCACCTGCGTAGTCCGGATGAAGAGAACGCAAACCTCGACCTGATCGCCGCTGCACCAGAGATGTATGAGGCGTTGCGACAAGTGGCTGAGATGTTCGCTGGGGACGACTCTGACGAACATTCAGAACTCTACTCAGTCATCAATGCCGCCCTCGCCAAGGCTGAAGGTAAAGTATCGTGAGTGGTAATCAAGACCGTATCCCTGCCGGGATTGATCGATACGATCCTGAAATTGCTCACGACGATAACTTCCACGCTTGGCCGTACATGACAGAGAACCGCGCCGGTGCTTATGTCCTGTACGATGAGCATATGACCTTGGTTAGGGAGTTGGAGAGAGATCTTGTGGACTCTCGCCGAATGCACACAGAGATGTGTGAAGAAGTTGCAAAACTCACCGCCATCATCTTCAACAACGGGAAACCAAAAGCCGACCTGACATACATAAAGAACATGGTTCTACATGCCAGGTCGGCGTGTAAGTCCAGAATAGAAGTCAAAGTAGATCAGCTAGAAGCACTGATAAAGGCGTTGGAATGAAGCACAAACTGCAAATACTCAACGATCTTGATGCCCTCTACGGGGAGAAGATCTACGACGAGCCTGAGCTGGACAAAGAGATTTGGTCAGCTCTCGCCAACGTTGACTGGTTTCACAAAGACCATGGAACTGAATACATGAGCTTTCGTGTTGCCGCGAAGTTCGTTGCTGGTTTCACTGACCCCACGGAATACGGTTACGTCAAATACCTGTCTGGTACTCCGGCTGTCGTCAGTCGGCGAATTCGTAAGGACCTATCAAAGAAAGGATGGAAGCTAATTCAGGCGGGTGATGTGAGGATCAGCGGGCAACGGAAAAATGGTACTAAACGTTAGACGACTATCGCAACACGAAGACGAGTCAGGTATTGACTACATCCGCAGACTAGCGGGTGTCTCAAACTACGAGATTGAGTCGCTGTGGGACTCTCTCCCATCAGTTGACGCTACCATGGATTTCTTTGATCTGTGGTACATCTACGATACCGAATTCTGGGAAGGGATCTATTGCAGCATAGAGGAAGGGGCCGACCCTGCTCCTGCAAAGGCCTTCCTAGAGAAATGGCACCTTAAATGGAGATTACCACCCAATGTCACGTAAATGCAAACATGACGGACCTGCTGGGATATTCAGGGAGTGGAAGGAGTGCGAGCGGGATGTTTGCGAGTACTCGGATGACTACTGCGAGTATCACGACAGGCAGCTCTGCATGACACGCTCAGTTCTGCGCATAGATAGAAACCGCTTAAATGAGCGGATCGCTGCCGCTGTTCTACACCGCTACAGCGGTAACCCAGATGTAGACACAGATGCTTACGATCTGGCCCTGAAAGCCCTCGTGGTGGAATACAAGGAGATGGAACAAGAATACCTGAAAAAGCTGGAGAAGTTGAGGAAGAGATGAAGGTACGTTTCTACATAAAGGACCCCGACGGGTTCCACGATGGGGCGGTGCAGGCCGCAGAAAAACTGGCGAGAGACATCGGCGGAGGTAATTCAGAGCTGTTAGACGATAACGAGAGAGCGGACATCATCGAGCGTCGGCGGAATAGAATCCTGGACAAGCTGGAACCCTGGACAGATTTCGGTGAGTGCGTAGTGCTTGAACTTGACTTTGACACCGGTGATATGGTGATCCTACCAAAGAACAAATGGTAAAACGCAAGAACCAGCGGCCTGGCCACAACGCAATAGATTGCGCGAAAAAGGTCATAAGAAGATTGAAGAAGGCTGGTCAGCCAGTGCCGTCACAAGCGGCGCTGGCACTGGCCCTTCACCAAGCGTTTTTTCACGAGTACGACGCGCTGATCAAATCGTCGATTGAGCAGCTATCCGTAAAACTTGAGCAGAAGGACTACAATGACTATTGATTACAAGCACGGTGGCGACAAGGAAAAGCGCAAGATCGCCCGCCAGCTAGCCAAAGAACAGGCGCGGCTGGAGCGCGAACAGTTCAGCGAAGCAATCAAGGAGCGTAAACCGATCAGTCCGGCAACGATGTCGTTGCTGTCGGCGGCGTTCGCTCTGGGCTACAACCAACCACAAGGGAGACACAATGGAAAACCACTGTAAGCCGGACGATGAGCTCGCGCAGGCGAGGGAGAGACTAGAGAAGCGACTGCGCCCCGGTCGCCTCTCGCAGCATTGCCATATCGAGTGCGCCGACCTCCGCATCGTGCTCGACGCGCTGCGGGAGGCGCGCAGGCAGGCGTTCGAGGAGATAGCCTCACACTTAGAGGGAATGGGATGGTCGAGGCCAATGGGCGGATACGACGCGGCGCAACTCATTCGTGCCCTCGCCGCCAAGGAGCAATCATGACCGCGAATCTCGACACGCAGGCGCTGCGGGCTGCGCTTGATCGCCTCAAAGGCCCGGTGAACGTCACGCTGCGCGAAGATCTGACGTTCACGATCCTCAACGCCGCCCCCGCGCTGCTCGACGCGGCGGAGGAGAACGAGAAGCTGCGCGCCGAGGTTGCGGAACTCAAGAAGGACATCGACACACGCCTGCGGTTCATGTCGCAGAGCGAGCTGTACGCCGAGCGCGACGCCCTCAAGGCCGAGGTCGAGCGGCTACAGAAAGTCACCTATACAAGCTATCGAGATCAGCAAGGAGCTGCGCACAAAGATTGGTTGGAGATGGAGCGGCTGCGGAGCGAACTTTCCAGCACCATGTCTGAGCGTGATCTGATGCGGAACGCGCTGAGGGAGATCGCGACCTTTTTGATCCCCGGAGACGATCCGGGACTCTGCACGGTCGGTATGCGAAGCTACCGGGGCGAGGTGTTCACGGTAGTCACCAGAAAAACGTTCGACCTGATCGTTAGCCTGAAATCCGCTGCTGTCCGCAAGGAAGGCGAGGTGCAGTCGTGAAGCTCTGGCGAGGACTCCCCATTGCTGAGCACAGCCCCGAGAGGATCATCATCAATCGATTTGCTCTGCTCCCAACGAAGATGTCGAACGGCGACATCGTCTGGCTCGAGACCGTCCGCTGGACGCTCGATCGCGGTATCTTTGACCAATCCTCGTGGGTCTGTGTGCGCCGCGAGCGCATTAAGGGCTAGGTAAAGCCATGAAACTGTACCAAGGATTCCCACAAATAGACAAGATCTCGAAAGAGACCAAAATAGTCAAGAAGCAATTCGCGCTGCTGCCTGTCTTCCTGAAAGACGGGTCGCTTGTGTGGCTAGAGTGGGTCACCCGCCACTATGCCATTAGAAGACAGAGAATGTGGACTAACGATTTCGAGTGGTATTGTGATTATTCAGAAAGGAGTCAGAAATGACTAGAACACAACACACAAACTACGTCGAGGATTGCCACGACTGCGGGTACCACCCGCTGATTGTCGCTTACTTCGGCAACGGCGAGATCGCGTACGTCAAGTGTGGAAACAAGACGTGCACGAAACGGTCGCAGCGGGATTGGAAGCTCTCCGCCTGGAACAAGCGGCACCTGGAAAAGGTGAAGAAATGATTCGTGTCAGCGAATACTTCGACGGCACGATGAAGGCAGATGCTAGCGGCGACCGCCTCTATCATATTCAGCTTATTGATGCGTCTGACGTAGATGTCGGGGATCTCATCTACGATCCGGTGATGTCAGCGACACAGATTTTCGAGGTTCAGGGATTTACCGCCGATAACGGTAAGGTGTACATCTGTGTCCTGTCTAAAAGCAAGCGCTACGAGGCCGAGTTTTTGACGCTGCACTGCAGCACGCGGATTGCGGTGCTTGTGCAAGATCCGGACTTTTGTCCTCTGTGCAACGCCCCGTTTGAAGAGTTCCTCCCTAATCAGGTGTGCCGTGACTGGTGGGGATGGAAAGCTTTCTGGGCGCGACTATTCGGCAGACCTAAGCCCGGCTACTGGGCACTGATCTGTCGAGACTGCAAAGAAATCGTGGGCTACTACTGATGAAACCCTTCTTTCACAAGCTCTCTGATGAAGAGCGGGAAGCTGCGTATAAACAGCCTGGCGTAACTGTCGGGCAGTTTATCAAAATGTACCGCCAGCCAACCTGGTGTAACTATCCACAAGCCATCACACCGGAGTGGGGATGCTGGTCCATAGCCGCTGGCTACATCAAAGGCATCCACAATTGCAGCGGATGCTGTGAAAACAGAGAAAGCAAAGCGTACCGCAAAGAGTACAACATACGAAACCCAAACCAGGCCCTCATCAACAAGAGGCGCCGTCACCAAAAATACCCTAAAGGGAGACGCGCATGAGTCACTACGACGATCTGGATGATCACGACATTGATCCCGTATACAATCCTATACAGCTGGAAAGGGTCCCTTTTTCGCGATTCCCGGACGGGCATGTGCACTTCGAAAAGCCAAGCGATCGCGTGTCCCTGAACGAATTCAATCACAGGGCTACGCGCGTAATTGCCGGTATCCAGACCGGGGACTATCTCTTGTTGCTTGCTCAGCTCAAAGAAGCGTACCCGGCGCTGACAGACCTGGAAATCACGTACATGTCTGCCAGCAGATCTGACAGAGCATTCAGGCCAGGGGAGGCGAACGACCTTCGCATCAACTGCCGGATCATCAACTCGATGAAATTCGAGCGGGTGAGGGTGCTGCGTCCACACTCTCCGGCGATGCTGGCATTGCTGGACAATGCTAAGGAAAATGACGTAACCCCGTGGCTCGTGCGCGAGGTTACTGCGGGCAAAAAGGATTGCACCATTGTCATCCCTGACGCTGGCGCATCTTCTTGGGTACCCAAGGTACTCGAAGGCAGAGACTACCCGATGATCCAAGCGCTGAAGAAGCGCACGGAAAAAGACGGAGTCCGCAGCCTTTCAGCCAAACTATGTGATCCGGTATTTCCGGATCACAACTACATCATCGTCGACGACATCTGTGATGGGGGCGCAACCTTCATCGCGATCTCGAAGGCGCTACAAGACGCAAAAGTCCCGGTGAGCAATATCGCCTTGTGCGTCACACACGGCATTTTCTCCAAGGGCTTTGACGAACTCATGGCCAACTTCTCCAAGATTGCTGTTACCAACAGCATTCCGGCATATTGGAACACAACTCCTCCCAACAACCTCATCGTCTGCAAGGTACGCTAGCGTGACTGACAACTCACTGAATCTGATTGACTGGTACAAGGCCGACCACCGTCGGCAATACCCGGATGGCACCAAGTTGGTGTTCTCCAACTTTACTCCCCGGAAGTGTCGCATCAAGGACCCTACCGGCGAGGAAGCGGTGGTGTTCTTCGGACTGCAGTACTTCCTGAAGGAGTACCTGGTCCCGTTCTTGGAGCGAATGAACATCGGCGATTTTGCGGATATGATGGAGGCAGCTCTCGGGGTAAGACCGAACGACTATCACCTCCGGCTGCTGGGAAGACACTCAGGCCTGCCGATCGAGATCTGGGCGTTGCCGGAAGGTTCGGTGGTTCCTGCCGGCGTTCCCTCGCTTGTCATGATGAACACGGTACCTGATGCTTTCTGGTTGGTCAACTACCTGGAAACCATCATGTCGGCTACGATCTGGCAGCCGTGCACATCAGCAACCATCGCAAGACACTATCGGCAGATCTTCACCAGATACGCTGACATGACCTCTGATGAAGCTGCGTCCGTCAACTTCCAGGGGCACGACTTCAGTTTCCGTGGAATGAGCTCGCTCGAAACGGCCAAGACCAGCGGGGCGGGACATCTCCTGTCCTTCGACGGCTCTGACACTGTTCCGGCCACCTCATTCCTCTCGAAGTACTACCATGCTCCGAGAGGGATCACAGGATTCTCTGTTCCGGCGACGGAACACAGTGTCATGTGTGCAGGTACGAGAGAGTCTGAGGTGGACACGTTCCGCCGCATCCTCGATCTGTACCCCAAGGGGATCGTGTCCATCGTCTCGGACACCTGGGACTACTGGAAGGTTTTGACCGAGATCCTTCCGACGCTCAAGTCGGAGATCATGGCCCGTGCGGGCAAGGTCGTCATCCGTCCAGACAGCTCCAAGAAGACTCCTCTGGAGATCATCTGTGGCGATCCTGACGGGGAAACCGAAGTGGAGAAGAAGGGCTCAATCCAGCTGCTGTGGGAACTCTTCGGAGGCACTACGAACAGCAAGGGATTCAAGGTCCTCGATCCCCACATCGGCCTGATCTACGGTGACTCTATCACCAGAGAGCTGGCGGCGGCTATCTGCGAGCGACTGATGCAGCAGGGGTTCGCGTCGACCAACTGGGTGGCCGGAATCGGTAGCTACACCTACCAGTACAACACGAGAGACACTCTCGGTTGGGCGATGAAGGCCACCTACGTCGAAGTCGGCAATGAGGCGCGTGAGATCTTCAAGAATCCTGTGACTGATAACGGTACCAAGAAGTCCGCCAAGGGCCTCTTGGCCGTCTATCACGATCAGAACGGTCGTTTCACGTTGAAGCAGAACGCGAAGAAGACTGACGTGACAAGCTGCGCGTTCCGCAAGGTGTTCTCGAACGGCCAGCTCCACAACGAGCAGACGTACGCGGAGATCCGTGACCGCGTGCGGAGCGGATTGTAGTCGCTCCAATGGCTAAAGCCAAGCTGTCCCGACTGATATTGACCGCTGTCATCGACGTGTCGTTTGAGGCCTTCCACAAGAAGGCGGACAACGACGCGGCGAAGCGACAGATTGAGATGTGGGTGCTGGACGCGCTCCGCAGCGAGTGCGGACATATCCCACTGTACATCGAGATGAGGAGCGGGAACGTTGTGGAGACCGTGGAGTGCTGCACCAAGCAAAGCGAGGTGCGCTTGATTCGCCCTAGAAAGCGGAGGAAGAAATGAGTAGCGACGTCTACGTTATTGGCCTAAGCGCTGGAGAAATTGCTTCTCTACCTTGGGACAGTGATTTCGCCAACCCGACGGGTTCAGCGCAGCAGTTGATTGATGTACTGACTTTGATGGTCTCTCGTGATGAGAAGTCGGCGGACAGAATTGCTAACAACTTCCTACAAGAGGTTGTTCGTTGTGTCTCGTTTGTTTGCCCTGTTTGCAGGACAAGGAGACCTCTACAGTATGCGGTAGAGGTTAAAGCCCTGTACCAGGGATACATCGGCAAACAAACCGTGTGCTGCGACTGCGAGGCCAAGAGCAGATGAAGAAGCTGCGCGACTGGTGGCAAGAAGAGCGTAAGATGTGGAGAAACAACATGTCTCTCGTGGAGAGCATTGTTCTACTGCTCATCGCGCTCATCTTCCTGTCTTTGACTGGTGTGCGCTGCTCTGTGAGTTGCCACACCAGCAGCCAAGAGACAAGCAAGTAATACAGATGGCGGGGGTAACACCCTGCCATCTATTTTACAACGGCTCTTCGAACCCGTTCGTATCTGGCAGTGATGTGTTGACCAGCTGGCCGTAATACTGCAGCGCTGTCATGTACGCGTAGTTGGCAGAGTGGAAGGCGTCGTCCGGCAGATCGTGATCGTACTTCATCGTCCCATGGTCAGGGTCAAATTCAATGAAGATCGACGTGAAATCGCTTGTGAAGTGTTTGAACTGGTCATAGTGGAAGAAGACCACTTTTTTAGTTCGGATGCGGTCAATGAAGTCGGTCATCGACTGGTTACGGTCGATCATGTACCGCTGGGCCTGTGGGTTCCACTGGGCCTTAAGCTTCTGCTTGACGTACTGCATTTCCATCAAGATACGTCGACCCTCATATCGCGGCCAGTCAAATTCATCGACCAGTCTCTGGTTCAGCGGTGCGCCGAATCCCCAGTCTGTACCCATCCAGGTCACACCGAACGATCGGGCAACCTTGTTGATGTATTCCGGCTGCTTAGATAGGTTGGCTTTCTCGCCTACCAGTTTCTCCATGAAGATGACCTGGAATTGGCCCATAGCATTCATGAAGCCAACGGTTATCACGCTCCACGACGGCTTCTCGCCTTCCGCAGTTCCGTAGTCCACGCCCATAAACTTGGGGATGGTCATGGAGTGCGCCCTAGACGGCGCCCACATAGGTTGACCATCACCGGCGGCGCAAGCCTCGATAAGGTCGCGCTCAACCAGAACGAGCTCGCCCTCGTCATATGACAGCCCAAGACACTCGTTGAAGTATTGGCGACGTGATACCTGCGGGTCGTGCTTGGTTGCAAGGATATCCGCGTGCGTCTTGAATGGTACGATCAGCTGTGGTAGCCGGAATCCCCAGCACTTGTCTAGAAGCTCTGGTCTCGCAGGAACCCATTGTCCGTTAGCTGGACGAATGTCCCGAGAGCATCTGACGCACATGAAGAACGTCTCCCCGACAATATTGTCATCCGGGAAGTTCCAGTGGTTGCAGTGGTCGCACTTAATCAGCCACTCGAACTGACAACTGTTCTTGAATCGTCGTGTGATGACGTTACTGTTGGTCTTTGGAGTGCCGGCGTACGTGTTGAACTTCAGTTCCTTGGAGGCGTGCGACTGGGTTTGTTCAAGAATAGGTACGGCATCTGAGACAACGTCTTGGATCTCGTCGATCATTAGATGGTGAGCTGAAATACCACGAGCGCCGTCGGCATTCAAGTAGCAGGAGCGGAAGTTAAAGAACGATCCGTTCATAAACTGCTTAGCACCAACCTGCCACAGCATTCTGTGCTGATCTATCCAGCGACCGACAATGTCTTTTGAATCCTCGCACATGGGCTTGAAGCGCTGCTGTGAGAACACAGTGACCTGGTCGAATCTAGGCGCGATGTAGAGCGTCTTGTATGTCGGGTACGCTATCCCCAGCGCGATAGACTTGGCCGATTGGGTCGTTGACTTCTCTACCTGACGTCCAGCCTGCCATATCTGATTACGGCATCCGACCGGGTACTCCTCAACAAGGTCATATAGCCCACGAATATAGTCGCGGCCCTCGAAAGAGAACGCCAGCTGATCTACCGTAAGTAGTCCGGCAACAATACCGGACAATGTCGTAAGCGCTACCGACTCTGGTGTCAGGTTGTCTAGCGCGTCCTGTTGGTTCTTCTGCGCCTCTTCAGACAGCTCTTCGGCTAGCCTCTCGGCAGCCTCATTGTACTTTGCCCAGTTGAAGCGGTCTGCATCAATCTCTCCGCTGTTTTCGGCTGCGGCCAGTTGTTCAATTAGATCAACAACCGGCATTACTTGCGACACACCAAAGCTAGTCATTGTGACTGTGCGCTGTCCTTAACAGGAGATGGTAGCTGGAAGATCTTCATCTCGTTAGATGGTTGGGCTGAGACTTTGATTGTCTTGAAGAACTGAGGGACGCCGTTGCCAGACTTGGTGTTTGCGCTTTTGATCCGGTCCATGCGGTCCAAAACAATAACCAGACTTCGCAGCGTGTTGTTGAATGCCTTCTCAGATTCTGGCGCTTTATTGTTCAGCATCTTGAGCAGATCGTTGATCAGGTCGTCCTTGAAGACGGACATGACCTTGTCGACTTCAAACTTGTCGTCGATGCCGCTCTTGACTCTGAAGGTATCAATCGAGCTGCTAACAGCAAGAGCCATGCGCGATCTGAGAGAAGGCTTGACCTTCTTTAGGTACATCCGCAGATTGTCTGTCGACACGATGTTGATGTCGTGGAAGAGCTGCTGATAGAAGGCGATTCCCTCCACAGATACCCGCAATCCTAGCACATCAATCAAGAATTTCTGAATGTCTGCGTAGCTCGATTTGGTGCTAACCGCGCAATCCACCGCTTCCTTGTACTCCGGATTCGGCATGAACTGGAACGATTGCTCTAGGTCTGGGTGGTGGTACGCGAGGTGAACCTCACACGCATCCAGCACACCGTCTAGCCATTGCCGCTCTTCGTCTGTCTCTGGCGGGCGATTAGTCTTCACAAATCGGCGCACAACCAGCGGAAGCCGATCAATTATCTGCTCTCTGATAGCGGTGATAGCTTCTAAGCTAAAGCCAGCTGGCGCAAAGATGTTGCGGTCTAGCAGCTCCTGGTACTGCTCGTCGGCAGGAAGCTGGAGCGTTCTGAGAATGAGGAACCGCTGGAAAGGCAGGACGTTATCCAGCGCTGTAACAGACACGGCAGCACAAGCGAGCACTCGACGAGCGTCGTCGTCTAGCTCACAAGTTAGCAGGCCGTTTAACGGCTTCCACTCAAGATGGAGCCGACCAGTCTGTTCTAGCCAACAGAGTGTCCGCTCATTGATGCGGAACTCTTTAGCAATTTGGGGCCTAGAGTGGCCCATTGAAACCTCACAAGCAGACGCTAGTTGTTAACGGTAGTAACGTTATACAGCTGCTGAAGGTCCTGTTCAACTTCATCTAGAGCGAAGAACGCCGTCCGTAGCGGAGCGTCATCCACATCCAGGCCAAGGCGGGAGGCTATGAGAAGCTGTCCCACGATTTGGCGTGCTTCGCCAACCTTGTCCATGTTCTCCACGAATTTGTGAAGATTGGACTTGTTGAGGAAGTTGAGGCCTAGCAGTGTGTCTACAGTTTCGCTCGCCTCATTGGCGGCGATCTTAAGGAAGCCAGCGGCCTTGCGATCGATAACAGCGGCTGCCTGGTTAATAGCCGCGATCGATTCGCGACTGATAACCGGAACGGCTACATCAGCTGAAGCTGTCTTATCAATGCCGGCGGTCTTAACTGTAAACGTACGTTGCTGGCCGGTTGGAATCGTCAGCAACAGTTGCAAAGATTGGTCATCAAAATAAGGTGACAGCGCGTTCAGAACTTCATCAGGATAGCTGCCCTCTTTAGACAGCAGATCACCGAACTCCCAAAGCTTGCCACTGCTGAATAGCAAACGAGAGTTTTGGTTTCTAACCGTGATGCGGTCAGAACCATCCTCAAGCAGGTTTGCTACCTTAACGTGCGTCAGGCTCAGGCGCTCCGTCGTCGGCAGGAACATATAGTTCTCCGGCACGACTAGGAGGCCTCCGCCCATCTGAATGCGGTCCACATTAGCGGACTTGACCATCCGGCATTCCCGCCCATGGATGTCCTTGAGAAGAACGTCGCCAGAGCCGAGCTTGCAGATGACATCGAATATCTCAGTTGCTTGCAGCTTACCGTTATTGGCTACGAAGATTCCGGAGCCGCTGACGGGTTCTTTTCTAGCAACTTTTACGTGTTCTACCGGTTTGAACGGGATCGTTGGATCAGCCAGCGGAATGTATCCACCGTCTAGGGAAACAAACAGCCAGCGATCTGTAGAGCTTGCCAGCTTTTCTGTGATAGGAACGAGAACGCCAACTTTGTCGCCCTTACTAGTCGGTACGGAATAAATGCCAGCCTCTTTTGTAAGCTGGTGCTGGAACGGAGCTTTTTCTTCAAGGAAGTACTTTGGACCGGTCTGTGCGGTCTTTTCTTGTTCTAGAGCACTTGTCAGGTAAGAGTTCAGGGCCTCTTTCCAGAGATCGTTGTTGGCGATATCGAGGACGAAGCCGGTCTCATTGAATGTGTGGTTGATTGCCGAAGCGAACTCGGCTTTGGTGTACGATAGGTTGCTAGCGAACGTGTACTTCCCGTCATAAGGCGGGGTAGTCATGTGCGTGATAGAACTATCGGTCGCCTCGCCCTTGGACGGGGTTACCGGCTTACCAATGGCCAGCGTCTTCATGGCCCGCTCGATTCTCTCACGAGTTAGCGGGACCACTTCTGTGTCGTTAAGGAAGACGTCCAGCGGCGCCATTCTGTAGTTATGAATGACGATGGGAACGTTGATCTTACCGTCGAGCACGATAGCGCCGATACCTGTACCGCTCTCCGCATCAACTTTCTTCATGTTGATGCTGATGTTGGTGTCCAGCATGTATGGGTGCTGCTGGTGAAGGACTTCCAGGATGTCGGACTCCCACTGCTTCGGATCATCCCCTAGCTTAGTGCGGGCCAGCTTAACAATCGGGGCCTTCTCAAAGAACAGCGGCTCGCCATTAAAGTGAGTACTCATCTAATCACCCTTGAATACCTTCAATTTCTACAATACCGGGTTTCTCATTCACAACTGCCGAGCTGTCGTGAATGTTGACAAATCTCGGATCAAATCTCTTCCAGAACTCGATGTACGCCGGCTGCCCGGCTGTGCCGATGAGGGAGATGACTCCGCCATGCTTAGGCATCAATGACACGTCTGGTGAGGTGGCTGTAGTGTTTGCACGCCCTCTGGCGTAGATAAGAGAATCCCCCACGTTTCTGAAGAGGACGTTCTTAACACCACTAGTGGGGAAGTTACCTAGAGCTACCTGCAACGGTGCTGAGGGTGACTTATCAGAATTGAAGAAGATTCGGCCGGTGTTTGCTTGTGTCATGTCAGTGAGCTAAAAAGTTGATTCAACCAAGTATAACGTTCCCAGAGCCAGATACCGCCGTATATGGTCCGTAGTTCGCCCCAGTGTCCCCCACTCGGTGGGCCGGTTTCCCCTCAATAAACACGGTTGCGCTGCCTGTTAGGGCCACTGTTGGGTGTCCGCAGGTCGCAATACCCACTGTTTCGACGGTAGCAGCGGGTTGGCCGTTAATCAGCACTGACGGGGCGCCTGTCTGAAAAACAGTGGTATACGCCTGGGCGGATTTGTGGTTAGGGCAGACACCCTCGCCGATATCGCCTACTTTTGATAGATTCATTAGTTCAGCCTGATCGTTGTGGCCTGGATGGACTTCGTGCCAGCGGTCTCGATACTTTCGCCCTCGACAACCATCCGGAAATTCCGGACAGTTCCTGACAGGCCATCGTCCGAGAGTACTAAGGACTGCTCTCCACGCACCAAGGATAAAGCCTGATCTGACAGCTTAACCTGGTTTCTGGAGCTTATGCCTGTGATAGCGAGCGTGTTCGTTTGCTCGTCATAGACGATGTCATACCCGCCGCCAAGGCGAAGATGCAGGCCGTTTGCGACGACAGCGGTATCGATCACCACAGGGTCTGTGAACGTGCCAGCATTCTCTTTCAAGAACGTACCAGCCTGGAGATCAATATTGGAGGCGCCAACAGCCATTGATGCTCGAAGCGTCTTGGTACTGTGATCCACCTCAACAGCTAGCACGTCCTTGTGGACGGCACGATATCCTGCAGTTGTCTGGCTGGCCTCTAGCAGGGTGCCGGGTGTTTCAGGTAACGAGACGCCGGCGGATACCGATATATCCGGTGCCAGTGTTTTTGGATCAAAGGTGATCGTCTCGGTAACAGTCGTCTTGCCTTTGAGCGGACCGGCTATCGACGTTATGATCGTTTCCGAGTAGCCGTACGTTCTTCGAAGAAGACCCATACCGCGTTGCAAGATCCAGTTCTTGTTCTTGTTGTAGTATGTGAAGCAGATGTCGCTGGCCTTCACAAAGATGTCGCCGAAGGAGTAGACGCGGACGAGCGAACGGCCAATGAAGGTCTTGGACCTGTTCTCTAGCTGCGCGTCACCCGGCATGATCGGCGGCTCCTTCTGTCCCAACTTATCTACTGGGCGGAAGTCAGGGTCGTTCCCAACCTGATTTCCTGACAGGAACTCTTCCCTATCTGCCGCGAACTGCTCGTCAAGGTCGATGTTAATGAACGGCTCGGACGGTCCGGGAACAGGGTCAATCATTCCCAAGATCAGCCAATCCGCTGATCCGCACTTGATTATGACAACGCGGTCTCCCTGCTTGAGCGCCGTCTGTACTCCGGTATAGACCAACCGGCAGTAGCGGATCGTATCGTTGTCTACTAGAACCTTGTAGACCTTCTTACTCGGAAGACACTGCTCTACTGTTCCAGTTGTTAGTGACGTCTCCGGAGAGCGTCCTTTGGCGGTGTCGTGAACACTTCTCACGTTCTAGCTCTGGTACTTTCGATGTCTCTTAGGTTCTTCAGGGCCAGCTGGGCCATCGGGTGACCCTTCTCGATGTCGGTTGACATGCCGAACTGCGGTGCCCGCACGATCGTCTGCTTCAACCGCTCGTGAGATAGCGGACCAATGAAGTCCTGGCTGTGATAAGGTGCGTTATTGATTCCAAGCAGCATCGGCTCGAACTTGATCTCTGGTTGCTTGGAAACTCTCAGCTGCTTATTGTAGTCCTTAATCAGGTTGACAGAGAGAACATCTCCAGGATACACGTTGAACTTGTTGAGTGCCCCGCCAGCATCTGTTACCTGGGCCTTGTCAGTTAATGGACGAACAACAGTTTCTAGTAGCTTTCGTTTGATGTAAGCACCTTGCTCTTTGCTGTAGCTTTGCGCCAGCTCGTTCACTAGATAATTGCGGACAGTGTTAATGCTGCCTGTGTATTCAAGTAGCTCTTGAGGCTTGATTGTGCCTCCTTGGCTAAGCTTATCGCCAGCCTTAACTACTTGTCGCAGCTTAACCCCTAATCCGAGTTCTTTCGGAACGAAGTGCTTGGTGTCCTTCACATAAACGAACCAACCGCCTGTTGGCGTTTCTTCTATTTTACTGACTGCTCCAGAAACAGATGCCAGCGTGGCTTTGTTCTTAATCGTTTCAGGCATCTCCACGATCTCGGAGATGCGATCAAATCCTAGCTTAGGTCCGCCGATAGTACCGCCGGTGTGGAAGGCTTTCAGCGTTGTTTGCGTTGCACGTTCTCCTAGCGTCTGGCCAGCGAGAGCTCCGATATGTGATCCAATCGGCGGAAGCTTTCCGCTGGAGTCGAGGCCGAAGCACTTCTGACACAGGCCACCGATTGCGGCACATGTCATTGGGGAACGAACAAGAATCTTCGTCTTCCCCTTCGCTGTTAGCTGTCTTACGAACTCGGGAGTCAACTGCTTATTGCGGTAAGGACCGGCGGCCACAAACCTATCGTAGATATCACTCGATGAAAGCGGCATATCGATGCCGATCGTTGTCTTACAATCAGGCGAGACAATCTTATACTCGATCGTGGTGTTCACAAGCTTCTTGTTGAAGTAACCTGTCTCACCTACCGATAAGCCCTTATCTACCAGGCCTTTACGAGCACCGGGGGCTGTTGCCAAATACGATCCTAGGTCGTGTCCTTCTGCATACGACTTCTCGATCAGCATGGGAACGACGCGGCCTTTGTGGTCCTCAACAGCGACTGGCGACCCGACCATCTGTGCGAGAGAGTCGAGCTTTCCTAGGGCGCCGGATGTTACCGAAACCTCTACGAACCGGTTGTCTTTGGTCTTACTGACCAGATCCTTGACACCTTTAGACGCCTCGTTGGCAGCGGTATTGAAGCCGACTTCCTTGATGCGCTGCTTAGCCTTGGTCATGATGTCGTCGCGTAGACCTCTATCAATCTCCAGGTCGTTGAGTGAAATCGAGAAGCCGACGTGCGTGACGTAGTGGTTACCAAGGTCTTTCAGTTTGGAGATGATCTCGCCAGCCTTGTTAGACTCTTGTGTCTTAGCAACACTGATCAGAAGATCCTTGAGGTTCTTCGATGTGATCTGTACAGGGCCGAGCTTGATTTGATCCGGTATTAGCGCATCAACTAAGTACTGCCCAGCACATTGCACTTGACCGCCAACAGTGACCGCTGCGTTTACCTCGATCTTCCCGTCCTTGTACATGTCCATCAGTTCTTTGACCGACTTCACAGGTACGGGCGTGCCCTTGGGCGTTGTCATCAGATACAGGCCGTGAACCGTTTCTCTTGAGGGGGCGTGAATAACCGAGTCCTCTCTAGTAGCAAACAGGTTGCGGCTAGGCATCAACTTATCCCAGGCCTCTTTGCGCGCATCCTCAGACACGGGGACGTGGATACCAGCTGTATCGCCGTCGAAGTCCATGTTGTATCCCGCAACGATCAGCGGGTTGACTTCTACCGCTCTACCTTCAATTAGACGCGGCTTAAATGCTTGTAGGTTGAACTTATGCAGAGACGGCGCTCTGTTCATGATCGCCGGACGATCTTCGATCTCCGACTGCAGCGCGCGGATTGCGAGCTCGTCTCGCTTCTCAACCATATCTCTGGCGCGTAGCGGATCATATCCAAGACCAACTAGACGCTTCACAACAAAGGGCTTGTAGATCGTTAGCGCCATCTCAGACGGTAGACCGATCTCGTCCAGCCCAAGCTTGGGGTTAGGGATAACTGTAGAACGCGCTGACAGATCTTGCGCTCTGGTTAGTACTCTAGACTGGAAGAAGCCCATCTTCGGGCTAGGTCCTTTGATTTTCTCAATGAAGCCGGAAACGTCCGCCGCTCTCGTTAGAGGGGCAGTCACACCAGTAATACCAGACACGGCCCGGAACAGGTCACGGTTCAGCGTCTTGAGGTTATCTTGCGAGATTCCGGCAGTCGACAGCTTCTTCAGCTGGTTGTTGATCATGATCACTTCGCGATAGCCGAAGTTTGCATCAGCCACGTTTAGCGACCCGTCAGTTCTTGGCTGAACATTTCTGAACTTCGCCGGAATGATCGGAACGAACTTGTTTGTGTAGGCATCTACCGGCTTTAGCTTAAGCTCTTTCAAAGCACGCAGATACTTGAGTCGGCGATATGCTGCGTTGAGCTTATCCGCCTTAGACGTCTTGATCTCCGCCTGTGTGCGTGTGATCTCCTTCTCAACGTCAATGTTCTTGAGTAGATTGATCACGCCGTTACCGAAGCTGGCTCCGTCGTTCAAGTCCTTAACAACCTCACCTTGATCATTGACAGCGAGGTTACCATCAATGATCTGTGTAAGGATATCAGTCTTTGGAAGACGTGCGACGGACGTGATCGCGTCCAGCATCAACGGGTTAGGGATAGGTGTCACAAGTTCAATGTGATTGAACCGGTTACCGCCGATACCGCCAGTCTTGACGGGGTCAAAGAGCCCGCCCTTCTCAGGCATCAGGTTGGTAGACTTAACCACTAGCGGCTTATCGATCTCACCGTGCGACATGTTCTTGATCTGACTGTCGGTGAGCGGGGCAGCGGTTAGCTTGCTACCTTCCTGGCGAAGGTTGATTCCCGCACCAAGCAACATCGTCACGAAGCGTTCTGTAATGAACGGTACCTTTGGAGGCGGAGGCATGACCCCGCGTTGCAGGGCAACCCAATACTCGTCGTTCTTCTGTGACTTGATACCGTAGGCGTCGTTCAGGAAGTGCGTTGCATCGCCGGAGAGCAGCGAGAACGTGTCGAGCATACCGATACGTTGTGCGGACGATTCGTCAGTTTTTGCCGGCTGCTCATCAAGAGTGAAGCTCTCATCAGTTGCGCCACGAGCCTTGAACTTCGTGTCAACCTGATGCTTAAGCTTGTAGATATGCGTGATGCCTACGAGGGTCTCGGGCAGCTTGCGACCAGTCACAGGATCAGTTAGGGTCTCAGCATCCTTAACACCGGCAGCAGCGAGGTCGCTCTTCAGCTTCCCTAGGGTATTGCCGTGCGTCTCGTTGAAGTTCTTCGTATAGTACGGCTTACCGGTCTTCTGTGCTAGCTTACCTGCCGCTGTCTCAAACAGCTGGCCAGTGTTGACACGGCTAGGCACACCGAGAGGGTTCAAAAGCACGTCAACGATGTTGCCCGACTCGTCCTTGTACATCTGATCGTCTGGGACGATGTGGGTAATGATACCCTTACCGCCGTGACGCATACTGATCTTGTCGCCGATCTTCATAGGCTCTTCCGACTTTAGGAAGACCTTGATGAACGATCTGGACTTGACAACGTCAATAACTTCAGCGGGACCTAGGCCGTCCCACCGCTGAGAGATGTCGATAGCTCTATCACCGAGCTTCTTACCGAGTCTCTTGTAGTCGAACTCCGCGTGCAGCGGGATCTGTTGGAACGCCGGGATAAGGATATCGCCGGGCTCTACCTTGATGCCCTTCTTGATGATACCGTCAGAGTCGTAGCGCTCTTTCAGCTCGCGCAGGTACTTAAGGTCTTGCGGGAAGGCGGCAAAGAAGATGTCTGCGCCAGTCTTAGTGTTCTTATCTACGTCAACACGGTACTCGTGCTTGTGGGTAGATGTGAGCTTTTGAGCAGCCGCTTCGGAGATAACAACACCGTCCTCGAAGTTATACCCCTTGTATGCGGTATACGCTACTCTCAGGTTCTTACCGAGAGCCAGGACATTGTCCTTGGTGAAGTTACTCTCAGCCAGCGGTTGACCCTCTTTGACGCGATCGCCGACCTTAACGCTGGGCGTGTCGTGGAAGAACGTGTGCGAGTTCAGCGGGTAGTTATTGTGGATAGCTACCGGAACCGCCTTGCCTGTTGTAGGCTTGATGTAGATAGCGTCGGCAGTCACCTTCGTGACCTTGCCCTTGACCGGTGACTTGATGTTGAACATCTGACCGAACAGCTCTTCGTAGCCCGCCGAGATCTTCTTAGGGGCATCCGGGCCACTGGTCATCTCGTGCATGACCAACGGCTTATCGGGGTTCGTCAGATTAACTGCCTGCTCAATGTGCTTATCACCCATCAACACGCGGTTAACGTGGTTGTTCGGCAGGAAGGGGATAGCGGAGGTTGTTGACGAGAAGAAGGAGTCGGGCGTCGTAAAAACGTAGTCTACCTCTTTAGGAGACACGACCTTGAAAGAGCTGCCAGCCCTTACCTTGATCTCCTTACCCCTGGGCTTCGGGATCCCCTTGCCAAGGTTATCATACTGGTCCGGGTATGCGATGGTCTTGTTAACGAGCGCCTGGATTGTGTGGTCTTCTCTTTTACCTGTGCGGGCGTCATAGACAGACATGCCCAAAGCACTGCCAATCTTCTTCGCTCCCAGCGACAGGTGGTTGGTAATACCGATGTTGCCACCTTCTGAGGTGTGCGCCACGTCGAGGATACCTAAGTGCGACGGGTGAATCGTGCGGACCTCGTCAGTCACCGCGTACGTGCTCTTGATACCGCCCTCACCCATCGTAGTGACAAGGGAGTTGACGGCGGCAATGTCAATCGGGTTGTTCTGGTCAGCGTGTCGCGTGAACTCAGACTTGTTGAAGAAGTTGTCAATAGTGTCTGTGAACATTGACGGCGGCAAGGCAAACAGCACCTGCGGCTTTCTATCAACCAGTGACGCAACCTTACGCTTGATATCGGGGATGGCCTTTAGCAGTCTCTCGGCCACGAAGTCGTCAAATGATAGGATCGACTTGAACGCTAACGATTCGACGTCATCCGGCTCAGAGGCACCAGTGGCAAGAGAAATTGCCTTGCGCACACACTCAACAACTGCTGACTGGTCCACCTTATCAATCGGCTTGCCAATCGTTACCTTGTTAACTTCCGGGTCCAGCGGCTTTGATGCCAGGAAGTCAACGACCATCTTCTTAGCGTCGTCTACGTTGGCTGTGGCGTGGTATGGGCGGAGCTTCTTGATCAGCTTCAGCGCATCCATATCAGGCTTAGACTTCTTCTGGTTTACCGCGAAGATCTTGTCTCCCAGCAGCTGGCGGATCTCAACCTCGTTCAGGCCCAATACCTTCAAAACTGAGATGATTGGGAAGTTGGTCGAGGTGCCAACCCTAAACGTCATTATCAGGCTCTCTCTGTCCAGAAGGACAGCGTAGGTGCCTGCGGCTGACGTGTTGATGCGCACCTTGATGTTGTTGTCCGGCGTGAAGTCGGCGTAAATACCTGGGCGCAATCTAAGCTGGTTGATGACCTGGCGCTCCGTCCCTTGCAGGATGTACGAAGCTCTAGAGGTGATGTGTGGGATCTGGAGGACGATGTGGCCGTCTCGCTGATCCAGCACTTTGCCGGTCTTGTCAACTACCTGGACATCGGCCAGGAGGGTAGCGAGAAGCGACTTGTCTTCTAGCTTGGCTTTCTTTTGGGCGGCAATGTCGTATGATACAGATGACCCAACACCCTGCCAGCGGAAGTTGCTGGCCTGAACCGTGTGGTGTTTGCCGACAATCGGGAAGGCTTCTTTGACGATCTTCTCGGCAAGAACAATCGCAGACTCGAAGGATTTTTGATGATCTAGCATTGCTAAACTGATCCGGTTTCTTCGGATCGCAGCTCTTCCTTAGTTTTTACGACTGACTGGTCGTCGCCCAGCTCGTTGTAAATGATTCGAACAAAATACTCTTGCTTTTGATGAGATTCCTTCTCGCTAATAACCTCAAATCGCTCTGGGTCATTGTGGAGAAGCTGCCATCGGCATCTGTCGGCTTCTTTGTTCAAATCCAAGAGCTCAATTCTACGCATCTTGGTTGAAGCAATATCCCCCAAGGTCCGGGTACGCAGGACAGCGGGATACTCGGCCAGGCGTTGCGCCAGACCGTCCTTAACGCGCTGCGATAACTGGTTTGTGGGACTAGACATGCATCAAATTATGATCCGAATTGAGGCATAAGACAAGCGAACCTGTCCTATTGTTTTAGCAACCAAATTGGAGTACCTGAAAATGAAACCTAAATGGCCCAGCGAGGAGTGGGTAAGAAACATGGCTGATCTAGAAGACAAGTGTGAATCAGTTTCGGCTGGTGCGCCGCTACCGGTTAGAATGGCTCGCTGCTCCCATTATGGAGGCAAAACCGCGAGACATGGTGCATACGGCGGTGGTAATGAGTGCAACTATGGCCAGTCCAACCACGCGATATGCACCTGTGAGCGACCGTCGGATTCCTCGTTGCCGTTCTTCGAATCTTGTGTAGACGGTACGTGGGAAGCAAACCTGTGCAAGTGGTGTGGTTACGCTGAAGTAGCTCACACCAAGCAATGTCAAGGCGTATGTACGAACTACAAACCAAGAGGCGATCGTGGCTATGACCGCTTCTATTGCGGCTGCCACGGATGGGACTAAGATGAAAAAAACACACAAAGAGATCCTGGAGATGATTCTCAAGGATATTCCCTGCGATATGTCACGCTCGTGGCATATGCGCAATAACTACGGCGATTACCTGGTGAAGGACGTCTTTGTCGCTATTCAGGATTTGCTGTCAGCTGAACAGGCTAAAACAAAAGCAGCAAAGGAAGATGTCAGATCTGCTCGGCGAGAGCGGGATGAGCATAGGGCGGAGCTTGAGAAGCTCAGATCTTGGTACGATACCGCGTCTCAGCATGTTTCGGAGGTTGACCACAGGATTGAGACACTCTATGACGAGATTGCAGAGCTGAAGCATAAAGCTGCTGCTGATGCCGAGGAAATCAAGAAGTTGAAAATGACTGAGCAGCTGTGGTATGGCCAAAGCCAGACAATTCAGAAGGACATGCAAGCAAACGGATGGGAAGGCTTCAAAAGCCATCCGGTTGATGCTGTTGTGATCCTACTTCATCGGATCAGGAAGTTACGCGTTGATAAGGAGGTGCAGTCGTGACGAGCGAACTCAAGGCGTGCCCGTTCTGCGGCGCAAAAGCGGATTCCAAAGAACACCGCGTATTCGGGCTGATGGCGTGCTGCTCAAGCACTGGGTGCGAGGGCCACATTACGTGGATCTGCGCGGACAACTGGAACCGCCGCGTCTCTGCGCGCAGCGATGCCGTCGCGCGGCTGGTGGAGGCAAGTAAGCGGGCTTCCGAGAACTGTGATTGCGTGTACTGCTTCAGACTTAGGGACGCCCTCGCGGCGGTCGAGAAGGAGATCGGAACGTGAGCTACTACGATTACGATCGCGAGGAGTACGACCGCTCTGAACTTCGCAAGCTAGACGACGCCGTCCGCCTCGCCGCCGAGGGCGTGGTGAAGGCGGCGGACGAGTATCAACGTGCCTTTATGCGTGGTGATGTACCGGAATACCTGAGCGCCCGCAATAAGCTGCTAACCGCTACAAGCAGTTGGCAGTTTGCACTGGCTCAGCAAGCTAAGGAGGGTACATGAAGAAGCTATGGTGGAGAATCGGCTCTTTCCTGCGGCGATGTAATCCCGTATGGCAAGAGCGGCGATATCATGAGGCCCTAGATATGTTGGCGGAGACTGGTAAAGAAGTAGCGCAGTTGCGGAAGCAAAAGCAAAACCTCCAGCAATTGGTGATTCGCGTCAGCCAGTTTAAGTGTGACATCGGGCTACACAATACTCTCCCTGATTGTCGTGAAAGCTACCCTAATGAACAATCTCATTGGTGCATAGGTTGTACAGCACAGGATCTTCTTGAAACAATCCAGAAGGTAAAACAATGATTGGGAAGAACAACTACCGTGTTTTGAAGACATGCGCATCCTGTAAGCACAGCGTAACCGATTCTGATCAGTGGAGCGATACGAGACACTGCAATCTTTTGAAGGACCGGCCAACGAAGTACACAAATGAGTACTTCACCTGGTTGGATAAAACACGGGTGGATGACTCTGGCGTGTGCGACTTACAGGAGGACGACTGATAATGAGCAAAGACCAGCCGATTACACTATCATTGACTGACGAACAGGCCTCGTGGCTTCTTCGCACAATTAAGGTCAGAATAGGTCAAATAGAGTGGGGTAACCGCGCGTCCAATGAAATGGAACATGCGGAGACCCTACTCAAGAAACTGACGAAGGCCGTCGATGACAAGCACTGGTCCTAAGTACCAGCACTACAAGTGGTGCTTCGATTGTGAGCGATTTAGAGCGGCTGATAATTGCCCGGTGTGCGGAATGGGTTGTGTAGAACTAACCGGCGCTCTGCGGAAGATAGCGCAATGGTCGCTATACGGTAGAGAAGAGGAGGAAGACGATGAAGGAACGACAGGACCCTGAATTGGATTGGTGGACGATTATGCTTTTAGCCGTAGTCTTAGGACTGTTTACTGGGACGGTGATCGTATGACAAACAGCAAAGCAATGTTGACCCGCGACGAACTACTCGGAAAGGGCCACCCCGAGGCCGAGTTCTGGAACCGCTTCTGGGACTTGCGCGGAATTGGTGAATACCCGTGCCGCGTCTGCACCGGAACAGGAAGGCGCGCGTACTCTAGCACGGCAACATACTTCGGAGGCGTTGGTGGATCAGCAATGACCGATGCAGAGTGCGACCGTTGCTGGGGAACTGGCGATGACGCGAATCACGGAGCGAACCTCAAGGAGCTTCACTTGGCGGCACAGGCAGCTAGAAAGAAGTCTTCCAGTGGCTGACAAACCGAAGCACCCGCCGATGGACTTACGCACGGCTGTGGAAATTGACCGAAATCCTAAGTACTGTATGCACGTTTTCATTGTTACGCCAGCTGGTATATCGCGCGAGCAGGCTGAGGCCTTGATGAAGAAGAAACGAGAGGGCAAATACAGAGCAAAGGAACGCGCCCGCGCCATCGTTGACGCGGCGGTAGAGGCGCATGAGGCGCGGTGCTACCTCGACGATTACGAGGGCGGGGACAGACCTGAGCGGTTGCTGCGTGTTGAGGCGTGCTTCGAGTCGCTGGCGAAGCTTCGCGCCCTCGAACGCGGGGAGGACGCATGAAGCCGATGACGTTTGAGGAAGCCGTGGCATTGACCCGCACCTACTATCGCCGCTTGTCCAGCCTGAGCGTGCAGGAGGCAGAGGATCTGGATAGGGCCGATCTGGTCATCAACGCAGCAATCAGGACGCATAAGGCCAGACGCGCTATGCAGGCAGCAATAGAGACTGTCGACCACACGGGACAAGATATTTACTACCTCAGCAGGGCGTGGCATACAGCGGAGGACAAGCTCCGCGCCCTTGAACAAGGAAAGGATGTATAATGAACAAAATCGATTTCTGTTGTAAGCTTGATTACAGCGCCACCTCCATCCAGTGCAGGAATCCCGGCACTATACGGTACAATGGAAGACTGTACTGTGCAGAGCACGATCCTCGGACACCGGAAGAGCGTAAAATAAGCGCCGCCGTTCAGGTGGCCGTCAACAGGATGTTGCGGGAGTGCTGGGACGCAGCCGCTGCCCACACAATTGGCAACCACATCTTATTCAAACAGACCCACCCAAATAAAGAAACATGGATAGCGAACGCAATGAAAGACTTCCAACTATGAACGAATACAGTGATCTGTTAGCTGAGGACATTGTTGCGGACATCTACCGCAAGTTCGCGGATGGCCGACCATTCGCAGCGATGGATCAGCTGCTTGGCGCCCTAGACTCTACATGGGCTGAGTGCAACTTCAGCCTAGGAGATCAGATCCTTCAAAAGCTTGAGCTGCCAAAACTAGATACAGCTTCCATATTGGCAGCGATATCGATCATCAAGCTAGTAGACAAGTCAGCACGAACTGATACTATGAACTTGTTTGTGCAGCGAGGGGCGCGGGAGATTCAAGAGCGTGATCCCGCTCGCGCACATGAACTACTAAACGGGCTACTAACCAAGGAATAATATGGGGCACAAATGCCTAGTGTGTGATAACACCGGTATCGTCACACTACCTAGAGAGGACGGAGAGGTCATTGGTGTCGGGTTATATGGCCCGCCTAAAACACGACCATGTTCTTGCCGCGCAGGATCATACGGTCCATCACTCAGTTGGGAAGAGTTTGACAAGGAGCGGGAACTACGTGCCCGCACCAAGATCCTAGTGAAAATGTGTGATAAATTCCGCTATCAGGACTTCAATCAAAGTGAAGCAGATTACCAGAATCTTCGATATGCGTTGGTAGATGTTGAGAACCTCTTAGGAGTAAAATGAAAGAAGTTACTGCCCCGCACTACGCAGAGTGGTGGAAGGCCAAAAAGACACTATTCCTCGCTGGCAGCATTGCTATGGGCAACGCAGAGCCGTGGCAATCTAAAGTAGTTGCTGCTCTTGCTGATGTTGCTGGCCTGATGATCTTCAATCCTAGAAGACCGGATTGGGACTCATCTTGGCGGCAGGATAGGACAGATAAGCGATTCGTAGAGCAGGTCACTTGGGAGCTTACCCACCTGGCAGAGCAAGCAGATATCGTCGCGTTCTACTTCGATCCTGCCACAACATCGCCAATCTCGATGATGGAGCTCGGCATTACACTCGCTCGCAAGTCTAGCAGTGTTATACTATGTTGCCCAGAAGGATTCTGGAAGAAGGGCAACGTGGACATCACTGCTGAATTCTTCGGCGCCCGACAGGTTAACTCACTAGCAGAACTAATCGAGGAGATAAGAAGACAGTGTCAGGAGTAAGAAACCAAGTCTGTGATTGCGGTAAGTCTTTCGTGGAAGGTATTGATGGTGTCACAGCTGTAGTGAAGGGAGAGTCTATCCCGACATGCTTGACATGCGTCAAGAAGATTGTCATGGATGCTGATGACGTATATGGTCCTGACTTGAGTGTGGATATTCCTGATGTCCAGCAGGTCAGAACCAAATACGTCTTCACACCAGAGATGGACGAGATCTCAGGATACGGCGGAGCATATGAGCAGACCTGCCGCAACATGTTCGCAAAGGGTTTGGAGTGGCTAGAAGGTCACCCGGATGCTGATCCGATCTTCACGGCTGATGAAGAGAAGAAAGGTAAGATCCGCGCCGAGAATGTGGCTGCGGAAGAGTTCCTTGAGTGGATCGATCGTGCTTCTGGCAAGCGCGCGTCGGCGACCATGTTCGAGGCTGTCATCAAGCACTGCTTCACAGCCAAGGAAGTCGGCTGGGAAAACTACCAGAAGATCGTAGCTAAGAAGGCAAAATAGCTCCCTTGAAGTGGCATAAGACTCATGGAGTAGGAATACTGCTCCATGAGTTTTCTCACATCTACAAGGAGACATAGATGAACATTTCTCAGAAGATTCGTAACGACGCGACGGCTCTCATCGTGTACACGGCCGGAGCCGTGATGGCTCACTTCAACAAGAAGTGCGACGAAAATCCCGGCCACACGCACTTCCTGATCATGATGGTGAAGCCGGAAGACTACATCGGCTGCCCGCTGGCGACCGTGAATGATCTCGTGGCGGAGCTTCCCAGCATGTCCGATGACGTCACCAAGGTCTTCAAGGACGAGATCTCTATCGAGGTCGGCAGGGAGATCGCACTGTTCGCTGAAGCCAATCTCGTCGAGCTGTTCTCGGAACTCAAGAAGATGCTGGCGATCAGCATATCGCTTGAGTACATCACGGGCGGCATCGCGGACGAGAAGACGTCAAGCCGGCGTGACAAGTTCGCGGGAATGATCGCCGGATACTACAACGGCATCAGCAGGCCGGCCCACAGCAGTGAGCCCGTCCTCAACTAACAACTCGGGGGAGCTTTCGCTCCCCCTTGTTTTTTAGTTCCGCTTCACCGCAGACTTTTTAGCTGCAACTTTAGGCGGTTCTGTTTTGTTCTTCTTAATGCTGTCGCCAATATCGATCAGATCGGATCTAACGTTTGCCAGCGTATTCTTCAATACCGCCAGTTCGCGCTTCACATCATATACATCAGGGTCGCGACTCATACTGGGCTGTTCTTTCTTCTGGGCGGTTTTTGTTCGGGTAATGGCTTAGTATCCTTCGACTGCTTATCGATAAGCTTCATACGCTTCTGAATCTGAACCGCGAGCGAGGGGTTAGTCTTGCGCATGGCCATCAACTCAGACTCTTTCTGATCGTCAGGGATACCCTTCAAGAAATTATTGACGACCGAGTCCATCATCACAGGAGAGATCTCCTGAGGTTGTGATTGCGGTGCGCCTTTTGATCCGCTACTACCGGACCCACTTTGCTTAGCGGGAGCGCTTCCACCAGCCGGCTTTGCGCCACCTGGCTTACCACCTTGTTCAGCTCCTTGTCCCGGCATTGTCATATTGGGTGGCATCTGTTCAGTCATTGGGTTATTGTTGGCAGCGGCCATCGCAGCTTCCTGCGCCGCCTTCTGTCCAGCAATCTGGGCCAAAGCCTGGTACTTAGCCTGAATAATCATCTGCTGGCCTTGAGACTCTGCTTGAGCCTGGGCCTGCTTCTTCATTTGGTTAACGCGACCATCTTCTTCGTCCTTACGGCGCTTCATTTCGCGCTCGTAGTCGAAGCCGAGTTCTTCAATAGTAGTACGATCAGAGATCGTGTTCGTTTGACGCAGGTTCATCGCCAGCTGTTTCTGCTGCACGTCATCAGCCATCTTGAAGTCGGTGTGGCGAACAACGATCTTCGGTAGGCTGCAGAAGCGCTGCATCGACGGGACAACGAAGTCGCGCAAGAAGTTATCGAGCTGAGAAATGCGGGCGAGGAATAGGTTCTCAAGTACGCGCAGCGAGATAGAGCTTCCGCTCCAGTTAAGTCCACCGTAGATGAACTCCTGCGGCACGTCTAGACCACCACAAATCTGCTGTCGAATCTGCTCCATCTCAGCTTGCACACCGAGAGCCTTAGCATCGCCACGAATGTTCTCAACTGTGGCTGCGAATGGAACAGTGAAGATGGCGTTCGGGTCGCGGCGCCACTTACTGATCATAACCTGCATGCGGCTCGCCCACTCAGCAAGGTTAGTGCTCATGTGGGGGCTGACGTTACCAGACGGTGGTGTGGGGATTAGTAGAGTCATCGGGAGGATGTGATCAATTGCGATCGCCTCCTGCGCTCTACGATATGTCTGGAACAGCCAAGCGTCTTTGAACACGCATAGCAGCGGGGGAATACCAAACGAATCGTCCTCTGTAGATACAGAGGGGTTCTTCATGTGATAGAAGTTGTCTGGATCGAACTGAATGTTCTTCTTCTGCTTGATAGCAGTGAGGAACGTCAGCGGCGTTTCTTCTACCAGTGCTTTATTCTGAGTGACATCCGCTACACGCTTCTTGAGCCATGTTGGGATGCGGTAGATGTACGTAGCCTGGCCCGTGAATGGGTTATGTTGAATGTCAATGTACTGAGGGAACCAGCGAATCAGCCGAATGCGGCGGCGGTTCTTGACAATCTTATCACGCGGAATGAAGGCTGTCTGCGCGTTGCAGTCTGCGCACACGCCACGGAACTCATGGGCCTCATACTTCCACTTAACGTCGCGGCCTAGATGCTCGTTCTGACAAGACGGGCACTTGAGGTAACGCTCGAATGGGAAGAAGAATGAGCAGAAGGCGTTGCCGTAGACTTCAAAGTCCAGGAGAAGCTTGTACTCTTCTTCACTGATCTTGAGGATACGTTCCAGCAGCTCTCGCCAAGTATCTACAACCTTATCACTCGGCTTGTCCTTCTCAGGATCGCCGGACTCATAAATCAGGTCAGTAATGACATACGCGCACTTCTTGTTGATCACCGGAGCGATCTCGGAGTGCGTCATGTACAGATAAAGACACCACCGGAACATTTCCTTGACGCTCGGCGGCATGTACTGCGAGCTGATGTCAAAGAATTGACTCGGGTAGGTGTTTAATGACTTCATCGAACCAGAGGTTCGACGATTCATCTCTGAGGTCAGTACCATCTACGTTCCTTTAGCGCAAGCGGAAGAAGCCAGACATGTTGGCGATACGTTGCTTCTTCATTTTTACTTTGTCGGCTGCTGAGCGATTACTGTACATACGATCAACTCGGCTCAACGCAGCTTGCATGCGCTGAGCCTTGTCGTTCTTCGCTAGCTTCACTAGCTCTTTGATAAAACCATCAAAAAACATTGAGGTCGATATGATCGTTAACTGCGCGCCACGTTACTTCGCGAACAGCTTCCTGCATCTGTTCTGCAATCTCTAGTGTCGAGAACGAAGATGCCGGGGCAGTCGGTGTATTGTTCAGAATGCGGAGAGCTTCTACAGCGTGCTGCGTATGCTCTGCGAAGTTAACTCCGGCGGGGAGTGTGATGACGAGTGCGGGATCTCCGCTGCTGTGTCTTGTCAGAACTGCATTTGCCATTTTGTGTTCCTTAAGGTAAGGCTGTCAGGTCGAGTACTCTAGCATACAGCCGCGTCGGCGTGCCTGATTGTATGCTGTAAATGTCATTCGGTCTAGAACCGATTGCTGTCTGAATTAGATTTGTCTGCGTCCAACACACTACAGCCTGTGCACCGTCTTCGCTGGCTGCAATGTCCGGACGCAAGGCATACGGAACACTGCCGCTAGGATTGGATACGCTCTGATTGTCTAGGCGGAGTACGCGTGTTCTTGCGCCACCACCAATCGAGAATATTCTGTAGCAAATCTGCGAGTACCCGCCTGACACAACCATTACGGGATAAGGTGTTGCGCCATATCCTGTTGGTACGTAAGCGCTTGGATAGTCTTCAAATACGATGATCACCTTATTGCCTACGATGGTGATCTCTGGTTTTAATTGTAACCCAGGACGGTCGATTGGGTGAATAGCAAATTCATCTTTTACTACAGAAATCGCGCCGCTCGTGCTGTTGTAGCTAAGCACAGTAGCGTAAACGTCTAGACCGTAATACTCTCCACCCTTAACCTCGTGGTGATACACCAACCAGATGAAGCCGTTGCTGTAGGCGAGTCTCGGCTCATCTTTACCGTATGTCAGCTGCGCAGGAAGCTCGACATAGTTACCGGTAGGCGTGCAGTCGGCGTTGAACAACCGATAGCGGACGCGGCCTTTACCTTCAAAGTGATTCCACGCACACAGGATGCGTCCATCAGGTAGCGCGATAGCGTGCTGATCGATTTGTCGGTGAGAACCAATCACCGGCGCCATCTTGATATCGACTGCTTGCGCTGGGTAATCAGACGTCAGTGCAAACGGTGCTGAGGCGTCGATCATTGTGAAGAACGCCGAGTCCTTATCATTGCCAGTGAAGCTCATGATCCACGAGTCTTCGTACGGTTCTAGGATAGGACGCCACTGGGACGTTAGCTTCTTTCTAGTGGCGAGAGCGTCTTGCGACATTTGTGCAACGCCCGCCTCATTGATGACTCTGAAGCGAACGTCCATTGCATCACCAGGAAGCGCCAGGCGGTTGTTCCACGCGAGCGCGATGTTTCTGGTGGTTGGGTTCCAGCAGATGTCCGGCTCGTAGTGATCCTTACCAACGTCTGTTGTGTCAATCGTCAGATCACCAGTGTACGCTGTCGGCTTCGCATTAGGCTCTGTGCCAACAAGTACGTCGTCAAATAGGCGGGCGCGAATACGCTGACCCGTCTTAAACGTGAATGCCCACCCACCGACATCATCGTACAGCGTCGGCGTCACGCGTGTCCACGACAGGCCAGTCGTCGTTGAGTTGGCCGGTATGTGGAACTCGTAGTTAGGTGCCCAGGGTGTTAGCATTGTTTGTAGTAGCAGTAAGAGCCACATCACACTATGAAGTTGTACACGTCCTCGACCCAAGCTTCTTGATCCGTTATCAGCGGATCAGAAGAGTTGGTGGTGTTGTCTCGTACGATGCTTGATGTGATCGGTGTGCCAGTATATGGCCACTCTAGCAGCGCAGTGCGCCACGGGGCGGCCTGGATTCTACCGTCATCCGGCATGATCCACTGGTAGCCATCACCTAGTAGTGTTCCACTACCATCGCACACAACTCCAGGCGTCCACTGATCGGCTGTAAGGTGAGCGTCATATGTTCCAGCACTGGCGCTAGAGCCGTTGTTCTCAAACTCCGTGAAGATCTTGAGATTGCTGTTCTCAGCGTGATTAGCTTTCAGTGCCCACCACGGGCTGATGCGCTTGACAGCCATCGGCGTCGTCGACCATCTCGTGTTAGACTCTGATCTAGTGATCGGATGGAAGCGGTCGTTCTGTAAGTAGGACGGGGTCGGCGCAATATACCCGCTCTTGCGTACATGGAACTGTGTGAAGTCCAGCGGACCCGGATTACGCGCTACAACTCCCTTAACGCGATGACTCGCTCTGGGCATGTAGTAGTCCATGGCAAAGGCACCAATCTGGTCGTACTTGTACACACCCGACGGTTGTAATGCAGCGAACAACGAGAGAGTCGCTCCCCAGTCATTCGCGATCAACCAGATGTGCTCAGGATCGATGGAGTTACCAGCGCCCCACAGTTCTTCAGCGAACGGACCAACAATCTCTCCCTCAACAGCTGAAGCGTTGGTCTTCAGATACTGAACAGCCAGTGCAACGTACGCTGCCTGTTCTGGCCACATTGCTAGCGGGTGAATCTCGGCCCACGATCCAAGGATACGTGCTAGTCCGTTTGTTCCACCCTCGATCTGGTGTTTGAACATCCCGCACACTGGGTAGTCGATGGTGACAATGACCCAACCCTCTTGGTTGAGCTTCTGGGCCAAAGCGAAGTTCTTTGCTTCAGATAGCTGCCCGAGCATCGCGCCCCAACCTGGGTTGTTGCCGAGGTTACCACCATGAACGAACACAGCTACCTTACCATTCTGGAAATCGGTGCTGGGCAGCCACGCTGCCATGTGGCACAGTCCTGAACTGTGCGGCCAGTAAAGCCGCTGCACCCGTGTTCCAGGGAAATCACATGTCTCTCTGGTGAACTCAGCTACAATGCCTGCCATGTTATTCTCCGCCTGGACGCCACTCGGCTCTAAAGGTTCCTACACGGAATCGGGCTCCCCACGGCAGTGATAGAAGCGCTCTACTAAATGGTGCCGGAGATCCTGCTGAGTAAACAGCAGTAGTCAGGTTACCTGGGTGATGCAACAACACGCCACCGTTTCCGGTTGTGCATGAGTACGGTTCGCCGCTGTAATGGCCGTGGTAGCCGGGGTATCCATAAAGAGATGCGTGCTCAGACTTGATGAGGACGGTGTACATTACATCATCATTGGTGAAGTCTGTCGCCGCTGTTTCATCTAGTTCCTGAATATGAGACAGCGGACCTTTAGTACTCGGGAAGCGGTCGAAGTGTGATTCTTCAGCACCATCACTTCCCGGAGGACCAAGAAGGAACTCACAGCGCCACTGTTGTGAGGAGTTATCACCTGGTCCTGGGTTAAGCCCTTGCTGCACGCCGATAGTCTGGATGTATCCGGCCTGTCCTGTTAGGCGGATCCACATCGGCGCGATAGTCTGCTGCTGCTCCACTCCACGTAAAATCGAGGACTGGAACATGTAGATCATATCGTTGCTAAGGCGCAGCTTGTTGCCGACGCTGGTGTGGTCCTTGATCCAATCCGCCTCGGGATCGAAGTTCGGGATCACAAGGACTTCAATGAAGAACGGCGTACCGAAGTACGTCACATCCATCACTGTAGTTACGTCGATGATTGATCCGTTGAGGAAGGTGCTGCGCGGTACGCAGAAAGTACCCCACCAGTAGTGGCTCATATCACTTCCGACTTCAGCAGCGGGGTTGTTACCGTTGCCGCTGACAGACTTACCACTAGTGTGCGACGATTTGACCGCTGAGAAGTACGGCCACCAGCTAGCGAGCGTGTAATCAGCTGTTCTAGTGGGGATATCCTCGGGGTGCGAGTCGGGGTGCGGTGATACGCCACCAGTGTAGTAGACGAAGTACTGATCTCCCCACTTAGGGCTGGACGAGAGCGGCGATGTCGTGATGTGCATCACCTGGTATCTAGGACTACCAGCATCGGCCCAGTGGTTGGTGGCATTGGCGCCAGTCCAACTGATTACACCGACCTTCTCGAATGAGCCGCGCGTGAACAGCCTCATATTGCCGGTGAAGGTGCCGTCAATCTCATCACTTACTGTCAGCTCGGCCGGCGACACTCTACCTAGGATTTTGGCGTAGTTGTACGTGCCATCATCGAAGGCCATCTCAACGGTATCGTCAGGACCGGGAGACGGGAAGTTCGCGCCAGCCTTACGCAGTGAGCCAGCGGGGCTGTAAGCTACGCCAGTGTAGTACGTGCAGTCATTAGCCTGGAACAACGTGCCGTCAACTTTTGCCGCTAGTGTGTTAGGGCAGAAGGTAGGGCCGTTCAGTTCTTCATCCGCTGTCAGCACTACCTTCTTCGTTGCACTGTTGTAGGACGCAGGGCGATACCAACCGGTGCAGACATCGTTGTCGATTACCTGCTGATCAGTTAGGTTGGTTAGGCAGTGCAGCGCGATCCAGTCATTTCCTGTGAACGTGTATGCTGGTGAAGACACGAGCGTGAGCGTTAAGCTAGCGGGTGACCAGGTTGCGCCAGTGAAGTTAGCGCGTCTAGCGAATGCTCTACGAACAGCGACGCCGTATGTGGCGCCAACGTCAGGTGAAGGCAGTCCGCCTTCTGTGAAGAAGCCGCGAGGCGAGCCATCTGCTGGCATTCTACCACAGTTAAACAGCGTGTACTGCCCGCTAGGCGCGTAGTCTAGCTCTGCTGGTCCGCCACTGCCAAATGTCCCGTCTTTGCGTTCTTGCAGCGTACCAGACCAGTCGCCGTGTGTCGTATGTCCACCATACCACAGACCTGTAGCTGTTACGAGTTCTCTCGGCTGACGTGCACCAATCATCGGCACACGCTTCATGTACTCAGATAAGTCACCAGCGTGTAGGATGAATTGCTGCGCAGGAACAATAGCTTCTGATTCTTTAGCTAGTGGATGGCCGCCAGGAGTCTGGCCATCGTGCACAACCACAGTGTTCTTTGTGGTATCAACAGTTAATTCGCCAGCCGAGCCGACAAATTCGGCGTGCTGATCAGATGAACCACGGCGGCGATTAACTTGTTTGCTCATAGCTTGAATGTAGCGGGCTTAGGTGCGCTGACGCCGCCGATGCGGGATGTTCCACCACCGAGTGCTTTAACGCCGGAACGGATACCGCGATATGCTTGGGCAGGAGTGCTGTTCTTCATCAACGCAGATGTGACAGGATTAAGCATCGCTGTCTTGACAACAGGAGGACGCGGCTTTTCCACATCCTCTTTCCAGCGCTTCTTAACCACATCAACACTGTTAGTGAGGATGTTGGTGGCTAGCTTTTCTAGCTCGTCGAAGAATGCTGCCGCGAACATCACTCGTCCCTATTTGTCAGTCTAGACAGCGCGTATCCGCCAGCTAGACCGCCACCGATCATTGCAGCGGGGCTCTTATACCACGGTTGTTTGGGAGTGCCGCGACCTTTTTGCATGTTGCTATGCACACGACGCCCTGCCTCTTGGAAGCCTCTTTTGTATGCATTTGCCGTTGGCTCCGCTGGCCCAATAGGTGCTTTGTGGGCGACCGTCGGTTTAGGGTTAAACTTGGCTCCGAGCTTCTCAAGCTCGTCGAAGAAAGATTCTAGAAACATGTTAACGACCCATCCTGTTTAGGAGTTCCTGGTTGATGTCGTCGTATGCGCGTTCGTGTGCTCTTGAGCGATGCTTTAGTAGATCGCGGCGGCGGTTCTTCGGCATAGACATCACATGCTTGCTATCAGCAATAGACACGTGGCGTAGACCTTTGTACACAGCACCAGCAACAGCACCACCGGCTGCACCGATACCAGCACCCCTCATCCGCTTACCTTTGCTAGCTAGGATACCACCCAGTCCCGCACCAATAACTACGCCCGTCAATAGGGCGTGTTTCCACTTGGGCGGCTTGGTGTGTTGGTTGTAACGATGACGGTCTTCTGACCGGCGGGCCTCGTAGCCGTAGTCATATGCCAGTTTGTTTAGCTCGTCTAGCAAGCTATCAGAAAACGTCATTTCAAGCTCTCCTCACTCATCATACCTAGCTTAACTGCGCAATACTCAGCGATATGGTAGAGCTTGTTACCTTGAACAGCCACCACGTCCTTCTGATCCAGTGTTTTCGGATCAGTATACCTAATTGTGATCTGTTTGGCCAGGTTCGCCAGCTCACCATCATATTGCGGCTGTGCAAATTCTAGCTCAGCTGGATATTTCAAAAGCCCGTAGAACTGGCAGCAGGCGTCAACATACGCCCGGATCTCTTTACCCCAAGACTGGGGGCGGTTTTCAATGGGGCGGAAGGCCCTAATACCGTACACCAGTTCCTCTGGTGAGCACATCTGGAAAGATGATGGCTGAACCATCAAATCGTTCGCGGCCAGTATCATGTTCTCAAATACGGTCGCGTCCATGTAATAGAGCTCGGTAGTCAGCAGCGTCTTGATCGCGTTGATCTTGTTCGCTACTTCCTCGATAGGTCGCACTCCGTGGACACGCTGGATCTCATCCCACAGGGCTTCCGGCTCCCAAGTCGCCCACCCCTCAGGCATGGTCTGATCCAGCACAAGCTTATAGGCTTGGGGCAGGATGTGTTTAGATTTGAAGATTTGCTCGATCATTTACTCAGACTTTCACCATCTTAGGTCTACGCTGGGGCGGTAGCAGACCAACTCTTCTAGCAGCCTTACCTGCTCCCTGCAATGCTATTGAGCCTGCAATCCTCGCCGCCGGTATTACGCCACCAGACGATTTGATGTACTGTTTCGCTGCACCGATAGCGCCAGAGTGCCGAATAGCATCAGCTGCCTCAGCAGCCACACCCACGTGTTCCGTCCACGAGGCAGCTTGCTTATCTAATTCATCAAAAAAGGCCTGGCGGAAAGTCATTTATCACCTAACAGACCTTTAAGTCTGTTTTGTGGGTGCCAACGCATACCGTCCTGCCGTGCTTTAGATTTCGGGAACATTCCATGAACTGTGCCGTGGTCACCTGTTGATAATTTCTCTTTCAGCAAGTTAACCGCGTTGCTATTAATCAGCTTAACCTCTCTAGGTGACGGTGTGCGTGGAGATGGTCCGGAAGGTGTGCTACCACCAGCCATAATGGCCAGTTTCTCAAGTTCGTCAAATAGTGCTTGTTGGAATCTCATCCGAAATGCTCCGACGCCTCATTAGCTACGGTAACCGGCGCTCTCAGCATTGCCTTACTGAACTCCTTGAGCTTGCCGCGCTTCATCTTCTTCTCTTTCTTACGCCAGCTCTTGTACTTCTTGTACAGCGACTTACCAGTCTTGATAGACTTACTACCAAGACCTAGTACCGCGAGTGTGCCTGTAGACGCGGCGGTGATTGTGGCCGGATCTACGAACGCGAGCTTCTCAAGCTCGTCAAAGAATGCCTGTTGGAAGTTAGCCGTAAACATGTCGCTGATCCTTAGGTGCGTGGTGCAACTCATCGTCGTAGAGACCGCGCATGGCCTCTTGGTACATAGCGTGTTGCGAGTGTGATCCGGCTGGACCAATTCTCACGAACAGGCGCGGATTTTTGACCTTATCCGCGTACAGCGCCTTCTGCTTGAAGGACAGTAGTCCCGGAGGCGCCTCGTGCTTGATTAGTGCGGTAGTAAACGTATTCGGGTGACGCTTTGTGTACGCCGAGAGTGCTTTGATTGGTGACCTATGTTTCGAGAATAGGTCCATCCACTCCTTGTGCACCTTTCGCTCTTTCCCCTCGTCAGCGTGGAGGAAGATACCCAAGCTTGTTACCGGATGCTTCGGATCGCCGAACCGTAGGTCAGCCAACTTCTCAAGCTCATCAAAAACAGCGTCCGCGAACGCTGCCTTCTTAACGTGCTCAGGTAGTTTCTTCATATCTTTGGTCTCGTGTGCCCACTTCCGCGCGGTCCCAGGTTTTAGCTTACCCTGGGATTCCGCCGCGAACATAAACCGCTGCTGTGCTTTTGATTTGAAAGGCATTAGCGGCCCTGTCTCCGCTTGATGTAATCGAACTCTTGTTTCGCCGGCCCAGCTGGTGGGATAGGCCGCTTCTTGGGGAACGGTAAGTCTAACTGCCTGGGCTTAGGCCGCTTACCTAGATAATCCAGATTGCGGTGAGCCGGCTGTAGTTGTTTGTTGGATAAGCCGGCGGCGTCCTTATTGGCCCAGTAATCCGCCGCATTGCTCGCTGCCATAGCGAGCTTAGTTAGCTCTGAGATCAGTGCTCTCTCGAATGTCACGTGTGCTTCCATTTTCAGGGTATAATCAGTCATAAGATACTAGAAGGAGATAACATGAACACTCTAGAAAAGCTGAAGCACATTTGGCGGGAGATTGTGGCACCTGTTGTAGCAATCGCCGCCATGTGGTTCATCGTGTATTTTGTTCTGACTCATTTGTACGATATGGTGCAATGACGTAGAATACTGGTTCAACCAGTATTTTAGTCTTTCTTGTTCTGGAAGTGGCTTAGCTTCTTCTCAAGCATCTTGCCGCCGTATTCCTTGAACTTGTTCTTCACTTTTGACGGAACTTCAGAGAGCGCTTTCTCAGCCTTGCTCTTTAGACGTGCTTGCTCAATCGGCGTCTTGTGCGCTAACGAGTGAACCTTAGAGGCGATTGATCTAGATTGCACTTTAGTGCTGTGTGGTGTAACACGACCGTATGAGTGAGCCAATCTTAGCTGGTTAGCCGGCGTCTCTTTACTAACAGCGTGGCCAAGCCGGTGGCTATCTAGAGCTGAAGGCGAGACAGCGTAGTCATAGAAGCGCTGCTTACCTTTGCTCGGTAGTTTACCCTTCAAGCCTTCCTTGAATCCCTTAGCCGCGAAGTCGCGCCCAACCTTTGATTTCGCTGTACCAACTCTCGCGACATTCAGCGCACCGTGGATAGCTGACTTACCTGCTGTAAGCGGTATGGTGGGTAGTCCTGCTGCGACAGCACCAATATGACCGGCGACATCTTTCTTAGTGTGTCCGGGCCGACTCCTGCGGGGTGAGCGCATAGCGTCCTTATCCGCTAAAGTCTTTGTGATGGCGCCAACGGCGTTCTCACCAATAGGCGCATGCTTGGCATGATCACTCTTGAGCATCGCCTGGCGCATTTTACGAAGTCTGCGGTATCTGTGGGATGGCCGTATAGTGGCTAACTCATCACCAATCTTGTGGCCAGGTTCGGCCCCCGCCGTTAGCTCAGGAACGCCCCAAGATCGCGTGATCTTCCCCTTAGTGGTCAGCGGGCTCTCACCTTTCAATCCTCGGCGGATGCCTTCAGCCATCCCCTCAGTTTTCTTCTTGTGCACCCAATTATGCGCCGGGTTCAGCAGCTTACCAGCCAGCCCTGTTCTTTTAGTTCCAATGGCTTTAACAGCGGCGTTCATCCCTAGATGGGCCGCTGCCCCCGTAATAGCGGTACCTATTACAGCTTGCTTCTCCAACTCATCAAAAAACGTAGATTGGAACGACATCGGCTGTGTTATCTAGGCACCAATTTAGGAGCTGGCCTACGCGCACTAGCGCTAGTCGGCTGGCTCAGACTGCCAACAGCTCTTCCTGAGGATACTGGGCGGCTCATTCTTCTGAATGAACGCTCTTGTTCCAGTACTGAGCCGGGCGTGAACCCTGATGGGCCTTGCATAGGCTTCCGCTTGATGTACTTGTCATCGCCGGCGATCTTCGTCAATTCATCAAAAAAGGCGTTCTGAAAGCTCATGTGTTCTCCGAGTGTACTCACCTTCTAATTCTAACGCAAAGTGATGAAAATGCGCCCCGAGTGTGGCATAAGATGATTGAACCAAGGTCACAAAGGAGGACCAATGACCAAATCAATTCTTGCCTGGCACTTGATCGGCAACCGCCGTAAGCTCAGCCACAATGGCGGGCCAGCCAAGCAGGCCCCCGGCGTCGAGAAGCACCTCGGGCTTCACGTGTCTTTGTGCAACTACGGGCTACATGCGTCCAGGAAACTGGAGGACGCCTCGAGGTACCACAAAGGACCGTATCTTCGCCGCGTACAGTGCAGCGGATACGTCGTCGAAAGTGATGACAAGCTCGTCTGCACCGAGCGGAAGATCCTCTACACCATCAACATCGAGGACATCCTCAACAATGTCCTGTTCATGGAAGTGGATCGTCTCATCAAATTGCAGAGAAAGGATGGCTGCAAGCTGAGCAAGCCTTTCGGCGACCTGTACCGAGTCGCAAAACGCTGGCGTAAGGGCAAGGCTACCAAACGTCAGGTTATGGCTGCTTACAATAAAGCAGACCGTACCAACAACGAGATGTGGTATCCCGACTGGACGGAAACAGTCGAGGCCATACAGGCATGTGCTGGCAATGACGTCTGCACGACCTCCACCATCCGGTGGCACATCAACTACATCAAAAAGGCGGTCATCGCCAAGGCCAAGAAGGAAGGTGTGTATGTCTGATTACGCCTGGCACTTCATCACCAGCACCGGCTTACTGAGGGATGGATCAAAAGCCGCCGCAGACGGTGAAGCTGAAACATACGATGGTGAACTCATCATATGTGAGAAAGGTCTACACGCAAGTGTTCGTCTGATTGATGCCGTCGCTTACGCCCCCGGCACAACTCTGCGGCTGGTCAAGGTGTTCAACGCCATTACCGAACGCGACAAGCTTGTGTGCTCTCGTCGAGAGATCGTACACACGCTGGACTTCACCAAGATCTTGGAGGAGTTCGCCTCGTATGTCACTGATAAGGTGAGATACGAGGAAAGAACACCGTCGTTCTTCTGGAATAGCCCGAAAAATCGGGTTATTGAGTTGAAGCAGTGGTTCAACAATAGACCAGAATTTCAAAAAGAACCGCTGGGAAGTGAGCTATGGTACAACAAGTCTCTCTTGCTCATAGCACGTTACGCCGTAAATTGCCTGGACGCTTATGCGGGTGGCAACAGAGCAGTTCGTGATCAAATGAGTCGCTACGCCAACGAATGGCTACTCAGCAAAACCTACCAACACCTCTTTGTTCGGAAAGGAGAAGGGATCGAATGGCCGTACTAGGTTGGCACTTCATCGCTGAACGTGGCAAGATGGCCAGTTACAACTGGTCCGAACCTCGTCAAGCGAAAGAAGCTTTTGAGACCGAAACACACCACGGAGCGATACTGTTGTGTCGCTCAGGGCTTCACGCAAGTGAGCGCCTAATTGATGCTATTATGCACGCCCCAGGAGTAATTCTGCGGCGTGTACGCTGCGCAGGCAGCATCAGTCGCGATGACGACAAGTTCGTTTGTACCGAACGACAGGTTCTTGGAACAGCCGACATAGGGCGGCTACTACTGGACTTTACCGACGAATTCGGTCCTGATAACGAACATACGCGTGCTGCATATCATTACAAAAATGCGTATTGTGACGAATTCCTACTTTACGTGAGGAGATCGTCTGATCTGTGCGCTTCACACAGCGCCACCCGTTCTCAACCGCTTGACGCGAAATCCATTCTATTCCGACAAGCAAAGATGGAGCAAGAGAAGTGGTTGCTGGAGCAGATCCGCATCCGCTACCCTGAACTGGCTGTTGAGCTTCCGCCAGTCTAACGTTACAGCAAAGTCATATAGGCTTTGCTTTTAGCTCATCTGCTAGCCCAGCTTTGTGGAGCTTTGAGTAGTACTTCTTATCTTCAGTCAGGTGATCGCGGGCGATTTCCCCAGCCTTCTTCTTGCTCTTGGTATGCTCACGCTCGACCTTCTTACCCTTAGATAGCTCTTTTCGGTCGAAGTCGTCGTCATCTTTACCATCGCCCTTGCCGCCGAAAAGTGATTCAACAGTCTCTTCGGCTGTCTTCAGCAGCGGTAGCTTGAACCCCTTCTTACCTTTGCGGACAAGATTTGAGATAGTGCCGCGAGAGCGCTTGCCGAATGGTGACGCTGTAGTCTTTAGAAGCTTAGGGACACCGACAGCAGCGAGCTTGTCTAGCTCATCAAAAAGGGCTTGAGTGAACATGTGCTACTTTCCTTTGAACATTGCTCTGGCAGTGCGGCGGCGAGCGAGCTCGTTGTTATTCAGCATCCTGCCTGTAACGTTTTGGTCCGATACGTGCGGACCAATTCCATGTCTATCTCTGTATGAGCCGACAAGCCGTGATTTCAAGTCAGCCTTTGCTCCAGAATTTAACGGCTTAGCACCTGAGGTAGTAGCAGGAGTGAAACCTTTGAATGTGTTAGGGCTCTCAAAGCTCTTCTTAGCGTGGAAAGCTTGCCCAATCTGGTTGCGAGATAGCTGATGGCTAGGCACCTTAGCCCGCTCCTCAATCGGAGGGATGTTACGTTTGGCTACGTCCTGTCTACCAACATTCGCCAGGTTCGCACGTGTAGCGTATCCTGAGGATTGGCCAGTTGGTCTAAACAGAGAGTGTCCGGCAGCTGATCTTGCTGTGCCACTAGCTACCGCGCCTCTTAGTGTTAGCGCGATCTTCTCCAACTCATCAAAAAACGATTCTGTGAACATGTACTATTCTCAGTGAAGGACTACTAAAAGAGTAGCGTGATTTCTTCAAAAAGCAACAGCGGGCGCGTCATAAGACTATGACAGGTCCAACTAACCAAGGAGCAAAACATGAAGCCCACAAACACCCACCTGGTCCACGTATTCCTCGGCGCCATCGTCACGACCCACCTCCTCAACTACACCAAGACGCACACCGACGACGAGGTTGTCGTGGAACTCAAGCGGCTGGCACAGAACCCGGACGACATCGTCCTCGATCTTGATTCGTTCATAGCGGATCAATGTACATCCGAGGAGTCGATCAAGTCATTCCGCCAAACCTTCCCCGACACGGATCTCGGTCCCGCTGATGTCGCGAGACAGATGTTCGAATTGATCAACAAATTCGACCCGAACCGTCTCCGACTGATGAAGCGTCTCGCCATCATCGCCGAGGTGAATGACGACTCAACCGCCAACATGCTGTTGGCCGCCACCATCCATGCGGAGATCGGCAAGATCACCGAACAGGCCGCCGCCCTCAACTAAGGAGCAAAGGAACCGCTATGGATCTTCTGAAATCGTACCAGCGTCGCATCATCGAAGCGATTGGACTTATCGTCTTCATGGCCACGCTGTTTTTCACTATACTCGTGACAGCCATACTCACATTCAAGATGTTCGGGATCAGTATCCACTGACGGCTTCGAGCTAGTCCACTAAAAGGATCCCACATGACAATCAGAGACAGCAGTGTCATCCAGGCAATCCTGCTGACCGAAGCAACGTATGCTGTCAATCACATCGTATTCAATAATGAATTGAGCGATGAGGTGAAGGAGCAGCAGCTTAGTGAACTGTTCGATAACACGGACAGGGTTGTGCTGGATATCAATCACGTACTGGAAGGCAGTGATAAGCCTCAGTCTCGTGAGAGCTTCGCATCCTTGTTTTTCACAGCCAAGGAGCCGAAGGATATCCTTCAGAGGCACTACGATACGATTGCCTCATGGGATGCCAAAACGCTGGGTGTGGCCAAGCAAATGGCGCTCTCAGCTATCATCTTCGATACGCCTGAGACGCGTAAACATGGGGAAATGTTCCTGTGTATGCTTGTGGACGTGCTGACGCGCAGCCACCGGAATACACAGTAATCAAAAAGAACAATCCAGCAATGGACTGTTCTTTTAGTTAGAGTTTGATCCCATAACGCATGCGGGCGATTTCACCCTCCATGCGTGGATTATTCGCCGCCCTAGCATCCTTGTAGTTCTTCAATGCACCAGCCGAAACACCCGGCTCACCCTTTGGATTACTCTTAGGATGATAGAGGCCGTTCTTGTTTGCTCTCAGAAGTGAGCCGCCGTGCTCTATTGGATTGAGTACATTAGTCTGTGGCTTCGTATAGACAATACGGACAGCCAGCTTTTGTAACTCATCAAATAGGGCTTCGGTGAACATCAGTCTTCCTTCTTACCTTTGTACTTACCGTGTGCTAGATATGATCCAACGCCGCTGCCAACTGGGCCGCCAACACTTAGTCCTGACATGCCGCCAAGAACTGCCCCAGCAGGGCCGCCAGTTAGTGCGCCTAGTCCAGCGCCAGCTGCTCCACCTAGGCCAGCGCCAACAACGCCGCCGCCTAAGCTACCTAATAGGCTGCGCGTCTTCTTACCTTTGGCCGCCATGATTGAACCAAAAGGAGGGAGAATGACGTTGCCTAGAGATGAGAACATCCGGCGATCGTTGTGATCACTTCGGCTCTCGGCGATCTTCTCTAACTCATCAAAAAGTGATTCAGTGAACATGCTACTTCCTGAAGTAAAGGTTCCATGCGGTCATGAAAGACTTGCCGTATGTCTCATCAGCTTTGGCAGCGGACTTAACATGGCCATAGTGTTTAGCAATCGCTTCAAGATGTTCAGCGACTGTCATTTTCTCGGCGCCCTCTTTAGCCAGATTTGATCCGACTTCCACATCGACGGGTACAGGCGCTTGGTTAGACACATCGTTCTTTGCATGCCCGTGTTCTACTGGTCCACTGGACTTTTCTTTCTTGCCACCGAAACTAGCCTTGTACGGATCTGTTAGTCCGTTCTTGTATCTGGGGCGAAGTCCAGCGATCTTATCAAAATTGGCTAGCTCTACAGCGAACTCTAGCGGCGACTTTTGATCACGTCTGCTGTACATATCATCTAGGGCAGCGATCATGATTGAATTATCAGATTCATCGCCTCGTAGGATGTACTTGCGGTCGTTAATCGCTTGTTTCAGAAGTGATCCGTATGTGTCAGTGGGAACGTATTCCATCACTTCTGGTCTGTGCTGAGCGGCGCCGATCTTATGCAGCTCATCTGCTAGCACCACTTTATCTTCAGGAGTCATTCGGGGGAACTGTTTGGCAGCTTCCCAGGCAGCGAACTTTCCTAGCTCGTCTTCTTCTCTGATAGCTGCTGGGGTTTCTTCTTGTTTTACCACTACTGTGTATTGTCCAGTTCTTGCAATAGGCTCAAATTCTGAAGGAATCCCGATGTCAAATTTCTCACAGGCAGCGGCTAGTCTTGCGGCGGCGGTTTTGACGACTTCCTGAGGAAGTTTATCAGCCATGTCGTATAGATAAGCGCAAGAAATCTTAGTAATGGCTGCATTGTAAATGGGGTACTTTCTTGCCACTACGTTCCCATCAACAATCTTGACAGCGAAATCTTTGTCAGCCAGCTTATCTAACTGGGAGGGGTCAAGAAGCTCATGACCGAATAGTGATTGGGCGGCGATTGATGACACAAAGGAGGGGTCGTCATAGCAATCGACCACGGCACCGGCTAGTTTAAACATGGGCAGCTGGCCTCAAAAAAGTGATGAAAACAAGTCATAAGATCAATGAGCAGAGTAATCTCCTTTCTCTGCTCACGTAGCTGCAGCTAGTGACTCGCGACAGCTATAAGAAGGGTACTGTGATTGCCTCAAAAAGCAACGCATAGTCTCCTACGGCGCGATCCGTCAAATGAAGTAGAGTCGCCATCCTAGCTTTCTCTCCAAGCAACTTCCGTTGCGAGAGCGGGATGTAAAACTGAACAAAGAGACTGCTTAACTCTTTTGGAGTGACTCTTGAAGGATAATGACTTACGGTCTTACCTAGAGGGTTTGGCGTTTGCGAAGGCGGCAGCCACCGGTCTAAAAGCCGGTATCGATGCCTACGTTGACCAGGTTACAGCACTCGCGGTAGCGCAACCCAACCTGTGGTTGGAAAAAGCTCCTGCTATGCCCTCCGAACCTGTAAACGCCAAGTAGTAACCCTTGCAACCTGATGGTCAGTGGAAAGGCCATTGGGTTGTTATGGTCATCTTTGGAACAGGCCACCACTCCCCTTACTTCGGGGGAGCGGCCTGTTTTTTACCTCCAAAGTGGTCAAAAATGGGCTATTTTAGGGCATAAGATATATGAGCCAGAGGATGAATGCCTGGCTTGACTGCGAAACCAATAGTACCAGTCTTGGCAGCGAGAGTTGACTGCCACAAGGGGCCGCAGCCTTGTGGGTATGCAGCGTTCTGCGAAATGATGGATACTCGCACGTTCCCGATTGAGTCTACGGGCGTGTTGGTTGAAGTCTACGGCTACCTCCGCCGCGAAGGAAAGTCACGGAAAATAGCAACCTGGCGGACTCAAGCCAGAGGCCATGAGGATGGCTACGAAGTACGGTGGGGAGCCTCCCAACAATAGGCACTTGGTACCGGGATAGGTACTAAGCTCGCACAACTGGTGTAAGCGAAACGCCCGCAAGGGTCCAGATCCTCGGAAGGCGCAAGCCTTCCTTTTACTAACCAACAGAAGGAAGACATGAAAGTAATTAGAACACCTGAGATTTTGAACGCTGAACAGTTTTTAGGTCCAGATCATCCACTGCCTTTCGGTGGCTGCAGGGGTCACTTAGCCGTTATTGATAGTGAGTGGAGTATGGGCTTTCCATACACATCCAAGCGTATTCCAATCAGTATTGGTGATTGGATTCTTGAGAACCCAGATGCCGGATACATGGTAGTGCCGATGAAGCTCTTCAAGGGGACATTTATTGAGGTTGAGCGCAATTTCATCAAATTTGAACCCTCAACCTGCAAGTGGATCAACGCATGAGAGTACGGTACAAATTCAAGTCAACTATCGAGGCAGAGCAGTTTCTAGGTGAAGGATACCGCCTGCCTTTTACCCGTCGCGGCGAGAGCCCGTGCAAGAATCGCGATGGCCTATACAGGCTATACCCCACACCAGGCGACGACACCTACCACATAGGGCTAGATGATGGTGATTGGGTCGTCAAATTTGAAGAGCAAGATGGTGAGGTTAATTATGACGCATATACCGATGAGAGCTTCAGAGACCAGTTCATCCAAATGACAGAAGAGGAGATCCGAGAATGCGATTCTGGGAAGCGCTAAAGGAAATGGAAGCTGGGGCCTTGTGTGGTTGCGACCATCCTGATCTCAGCAAAACTCACTACTACATGAGCAACGGCACCATGTACATCGACGAGCCGTTTTCAGATTATCCTCAACTGGCTACTCAATATGACAAGTACATGACGTCCAGTTGGCACATCATCAAGCCCGGCGACGCGCCACTAGTGCAGCAATTTGACTACAAAGAGAACGTAGAGAAGAAAGCTCGCCAAGAGGTTGTCAAAAAGGCCGCCAATGAGGTTTCTGGATGGTCTCCTGAGAAGCTTAAGGCAGGCATGGCCCAGCCTAGCACAGTGCAGAAGGCCGAGGATCTGCGTGAGCAGGTAGCGAAGCTGGCCGATAGTGTGAAGTCACTAGAGGTGCATCTCCAAGCAACCGCTGGTGCTCTTAATGATGCTGTATCCTCGCTGGATAAGCGTTTGAATGATGTTGCGTCAACATCTAGAGATGCTGCGACACGTCTCACCTATAAGGTCAGCCGACATGATGTAGACAGTGAGCGCAGAGAAAAGCAGCTCCAGGAAATTGATGAGCAGCTGCGCCGCCAATTCGATTGGCTTGATGATCTCCAGCGTACCGTGAAAGCTCTTTGGAAGTCTGAATGGACAGGTCAAAAGCCTGAGAGCGAGAAGATTGATGAAGTGTCGCCCATTGACTGGTCAGTATTCTCAGAAGAGAGAGTTGAGAAGTCAAGAGAGCAGCTGGCTAAGGGCGAGTTCGTGACACTAGAAGAGTTCGCCAAAGGCACCACTGTTTGGCCTTATGGATCATTTCAGTGGGCGATAGATGAGGCTAAGCGGAGAGGGTTCGATCACATCGACAGAACGTCCCGCGACTGCCGCCTAACCTTGAAGCTGGAAGATCATTTCATCCGAGCAGACGCCGCTGTTGCACTCAACTGGGAACCCTGCAAATGAAACTGATCAGTTTCCCCACGTGGGGCTTTATTCTTGGTTGGGATGGTGAAGGTGATGGCGGATACGCCAACATCCGAGAAGAATATGAGAAGTTCGAGAAGAACCACAAGGAATTCCGGTCTAAAATGCTAGACGAGGCTAGAAAGCATGTCGAAGCTATTTATGGTCCAGAACCAACTTATGACATTCAAGACAGCAAGGCCTGGCATGCTTGGATAGAGAAAGCTGACACGCCGATGTATGTTCACTTTGACAAGCTTACATCGGGTACACACATGTACGCGTGCGCGGAGTTCGCGGAAAAGGTCCTGATTCCACGTGGATGGAAGAAGATCGAGTGTGAGACCATTGTGTCAGAGTAAAGAAGAGCCTGGACAACCAGGCTCTTCTTTTACGTCATAAGACACATGAGTCACAACAAAAGGAGGACTCATGGAAATACTAAGAGCACCCTGCACTGTGGTAGGTATTGTCGTGATCGCTTTCTGCTTGGTTACGGCAATCGTCTCAATCATCAAGATCGTTCGCAGTGATAATGCGAAGCACCGCGAGCGCATGCGTGTCTTCTGGACCAATCATCTGTTGGTCGTGGAGAAGCTTCACCTCAGAAGCATAGCGATCGCCGACGAGACGGGTGGGCTCCACAAAGCAATGGTAAGCAAGTTTGGTAATGACCAATCTGATACTGCCAAAGAGCTTGTGGAGTACAGCCGTCGCATGAAGGATCGCGGCATCGCCGACCTCGCTAAAACAAGAGGGATGGTCGAAGAGGCTGAACGAGAACTCAAACAGTACAGCTGAAATAAAAGAGGCCGTCTATGTGTCATAAGACGTATAGAGGAACCTCTTTTTTATCAGAAAGGTGTGCCATGGAAGATAAACTACAGAACTTGGTAATCCTTTCCATATTACTAGGGGCTGCTGCCGTCTGTGGAGCAATACTCTACAATCTCGTTCTAGAGATTCAGAGCGCCAGAATATTGAGCAAGTTAGCCGACATACGCATCGAGCTAGCAGAAAAGCAGCAGGTGATTGAGCGCCTTCGCGACAAGGTCAAGCTGCTAAAGATCGTTGGGCGGAGGGTGGAGCCGATTGATGCAAGACTATTCAAGTCTTGTGAGGATTACCTGACGCTCTCTGGCTCAGTGCTACATCACGTAACTGTGTTGGAGATGTATCGAGCAGCTCCAAAAAAGCAGTACCTGTCCGGCCTCTTGTATGATCGCGAAGCTCTCAGATCGCGATACAAGGACCTGTGCTCTTAAAGAGCAAGAAAGGAGCTTACGCCCCTTTCTTTTAGCTCGACTTGATCCAGTGTTTACGGATCAGAACGCAACGTCATCTGCGTCATTGCCCCAGTCAGCCTCGCCAACGCGAACAGCGAACCAAGGCTGACCGCTGCGGAACTTAACACCGAAGTGTGCGCCCGCTTGCCACTTCACACCATCTAGACCATCAACTGTTGTGAAGCTGACGTTCCACGCGAGACCGCCTCCGCCATCAGGAGCAACCCCGGTACAACGAACCATTGCACCATTACCATCGGCATCCATGGTGAACGATGATGTTGTCGGGTTCGAGGCTGGAACTTCTGTTAGTAGTAGCGGCACTGTGAACGTCTGCTCATCGGGAGGAATTGACCAGCCGCTTACAGAGTTCTGTGCACTTCTAGCAGAATCATACGGGGTAGGACCGGCTCCAGGATCAGTATTGACCTTTAAGGTTTCCGTGAACGCGGGACCGTACTTAACTGTCATGCCCGCGTCCGCCAGTGTACCCACAGTACCTACACCGGTGTTGTCTATTGTGCTAGGATCGAAGTATGTTCCAGGGTTGTTAACGTCTTCGAAGAAGATCTTGACTCGTTGGCTCGACCATCTAATGGTCTTCGGAGCAACGTAGACAATAGTCTCTCCGATACCGTTCGGCGTGAAGATAGGCACATCAACAGTTAGCTGAACGTTGCGGCTAGCGATGTCAGCAACTGACCAGCCGTAGGCAGGCGGCATCTGTCCATCTACACTATCGTCTCCACACACTGTGATGTAGGCTGACTTGATGTTGTAGGCGAGGTAATCGCCTCTAACGACAATACGAATGTCTTCCGCCGAGTTCGTCGTGTACGGGATAGTACTCGCCGTGATAGTCTCGTCATTCGCGTACTGATGTGCTGCGGTATACGGATATATCACAACATCATCGATGGAGAGCGTTCCAGCGGGAGCGGCAATGATCTCAAAGATGGGCAACTGCGCTCTAGTGCCACCAAGAGCGTCATTGATTACAAGAGAGATGATCTGTCCGGCTGACGCCGCGTCCACACCTATTGTAATGTCTACTCTGCCGGTGTCTTTTGGGCTAGCAATATATGTGTTAACCGGATCAGTTAGACCGCTGTATTCGTATGCGTAGGCAAAGGGCAACTCAGTTTCCCCTGCTGGAGCAGCCGGCGCCATTAACCCAGTACCGGTAATAGAGTGCATACCGGATGTTCCTTCAATAATCTGAATAGGCGCTTGAAGGTTGATGATAGGAACAGTCGCCTGCTCAAAGTAGAAGGAGCTTACTACTTCCTCACTCGACATGTTAGGTCTGTAATATGTCACCTCAGAGGTATCGTTATTTGTGACCTTGATGGCAGATAGAACGTTGGTGTTGTTGTTAGTGACAACAACCCAACCATATAGCGTGTCACTCGTTATACCGTCAGAAGCATCAGTAATTTCTGAGCCGAGGGCTGCGATGTTGAAGTCCCACAGCATCGTTGTCAAATCATCTTCTCTAACAACATCAATAGAGAACCTGGCGTTGACCTCTGTCATGTCAGTTGGGTCAATACCCGTGAAGTCGAACACCCCTGGTAGTTTGAACGGCGTGTATTGGGCTTGACGCGGGAGACTGAACACAATAGAGTCGACAGTGTAGCTGGTAGGACCAACGACCTGCTCTTCCTCAAACTCAACAAAATCTGTCGCAACGCCATTACCTAAAGCAGACGTCTTGACGAGGTTGTTGATGTACGTGTTGCTGGTATACAGCATCAGATAGTCGCCAGTGTATGGTTGATCAGATATCAACCTAATCTGAACCTGATAGGTGTGAGAGCCGGCAGACGGAACTGGAACGATCGGATCGTAATCAATCGACGCACTTGGATTTGTAGAAACTAGTGCGATCGAGATAGTGGCGCCAAGCTTCACATCCTGTAGTGTGAAGTACACGTCACTTGGCAGGAGCTGTCCATCTACTGTCCAGATGTGCTGGGTTAGTGCTGAGTTTAGGCCGCCTCCAACGATAGTAGGAGCCACTGCGGGGTCGATTGAGATTGTCTTGATTGTTCCAGGTCCTGGGACGCCGGCACTCAAGAACTCAAGGTCAGCTGTAGTGTCGCCACCAGCGTCTCCGCAGTTTACTACAACATAGATACCGTAGTGGAACGCGGGAGCGCCAGTATCGTCGTCTTTGTAGATTACTGGCCGTAAGTTGACCAGATCTAGGTAAGCAGGAACAACCAGCTGGATATTGCTGATGATCTCATCCTGCGTTTTCGTTGACAAGTCAACACCGCCAACGTAGAAGCGCAGCGTGCTGATCTCGCCCTCTTTAATGAGCGGAGTGCCTCTGTTAACTACTGTGGGATGAGCGACTTCGTCAATGATGCCGAGAGTGATATCCCCGACAGACAGTGTTGTACCGTCGATGCCCTTACTATCTAGGAAGTCTTGGACAGCCTGAGGCTGCGTATTGATCCAGTTGTATGTTGCTGTCTTTTTAACACGTACAACAACAGGACCAGACGTGTCTAGAACGCCGGTACAGATCAGTCGGCGGTAAGCGTTATAGCCGCTAGGCGTGACCAACGTCGGATCAGTCTGTGTGCTGTCAATGCCGCCGTAGTAAACCGGAGCGCTAGAAACTGTTAGCGACGTCAGACCGTCAACAGCAGTAGCTGTCAGGTCTCCGGTGATGTCGATATCGTGATGGTATCTAACAATGAACTGCATTGTTACAGATGCCCCAGCAGCCAGGTCCGAGATCTCGTGAGCGATTACCTCAGGGTTTCTCGGCAAGATCTGCAGACTTGACAAGATAGGGATAGATTTCTGAGCAGAGGTCGGTAGGAAGGTGAGCGAGTTGCCGCTTGGATACACCGTATCCGCCATGTTGAGGCTCAACATGTTCGGAATAGAAACACTCCTGACGACTAGGTTAGCGATGCTGTCAGATAGCTTATGGATCTGTGCAACGCTCTCAGTATTCTGACTAATGGTGTTGAACTGAACGTTCGCATGCTCAAGCACCTTATCAGTGTTTACTGCTGTCGGAGGAGGCACGCCGACGGCGGTAGCAATAAGCATATCCGTTCCAACACCTAGTTCATACGGAAGAACCGCATCAAAGTACTTCGTGATGCGTGCCTCATCTGTAATGAAGAAAGGTCTAGACACATTTCTGAAGATTGATGTGCTGGTGCTATTCGGCGTTATTGCAACACTGTATGTACCAACAAGATCGGACGACTCCACAACAACGTGCTTGATGGTGCCAGCGAAGTCGGTTGGTACTAGGAATCCGTCCCCTTGCCAGAAATCAAGGCCAAGCGGTAGCTTATCGATTGATGCACCAAAGCAAACAGTGCTTCCTTCCAGAACGTACGGATCCCCGTTACCGTCTGGCGTGACATCGACCCATCTACTGTTAACGCCGGTGTTTGTGTCAGAATAGAATCCAACGCTATCCCAAACCAGTGTTGTGTGGCTCTCAATAGACGGGACAGGCTGCGCAATCAGAAGTGGTTGCCAAGTTGCGTCGAACGAGAGCTCGTATTTCGGTGTAACTGTGACAGAGACTTCTGCTCCGATGGGGATTCTAGGGCCTGATACGTAACCGCATAGGATACGTTCGGCTTGCGATGCAGGATCCACCCAGCGAGCGTCGATTGTGAATACGTCAATGAACGATGTCGGAAGCTCTTCTCCAGCTGTGTAATACCCGGCTGTGAACGCGCCAGCAGTATTCCAGTCTCTCGGAATCTCGTTGCTGTTTACCGCCGTCACGGTTACTAGGAGGTTGTCAGCTGCGCCAGCTTTATCGCCCCTTACTAGACGACCACCGTCTAGGAACACGCCTCTACCTGTCTCACCACCAGGCATGAACGTATCAGAATAGAAGACTGATTGGTTGTTGACCGGAGGAGATCCAGGACTCGGTGACGCACAGTATACGAGATCGCTAACGAGTCCACCGGACACAAGGAATCCTGACTGGTTCTGATTGATGCCAAGATCTGTAAACTTGGCTGAGATCCAGAATTGTCCAGGATTTGTGGACTGACCTTGGTAAGGGAAAGGTTCGCCAGTATCAAATCCCGTAAACGGACCGGATGAGCATACAGGCACACTTACGACAGGGACAGTGGATTCCGGAATATCGACGGCTTTGACCGCCTGCTCATCATCTTGGCTACCGATTGATGCGTGACGAACACGCAGCTCGTAGACGTGATGAGATGTTTGGTTATCTAGCGTGAACCCAAGAGAGAAACCGATACGTCCGTAGGGAGGCTCTGACGGGTTAGTGCTCGTTGCAAGCGTTTGAGTCAGCGCCCCAATCTCTGCGGCAATCCGCGCCTCATTAACATCTGTACTTGCGGGATTGAATGTCTTGTACCACGACAGACCCTCGTTGTGGTAGTAGTGAATTGAATAGGCACCGGTGATCGTGGGGTGACGGCGCAGCGCCAGCTCGTGCCATCCCTCAATATCTGAGTATGGGGCACCTTGCAGATCCCCGTTAGGCCCGTTAGAGAAGTCTGTCCAAAGAGCGCCCATTGTCGTACCAGAGACGGGCGGCGTACTGTCGCTACGAACATTCAGCGTGTAGCTTAGTGTTGCTGTTCCGGGTACCTTACGGATCAGTAGGGAAATACCGTACAGGCATGGACGGCCAGCTACGAAGCCCTGAGTGGCTGACATCAGGTCTAGTGACAGCGTTACTGCGTCATCTAGCCCGTTACCAGCAACATATGTCAGGCCATCATTATCGGCGATCAGGCCGTCTACATCCTTATACGGACGAAAACTGTCAACCTTGACAGTGACTCTTTGGGCAGTACCATGAGGAATGTGCCCAGTGCAGTGAGCGATGGCGAAACCGTCTTGAGCGAACAGACCGTTCGTCACTTCTGTTCTTATGTAGGCGTAGCTTCCGACAACAGCGCCACCAACAACCCAATCGTGCATGCTGGGATACGACAGGATCGTGCACCAAGAATGATCCGCTAATACCGAACCAGGTGCCCAGTTGAAGTTGTCTGTGTACGCAATAGCCGAGCTCTCGGGCTTTGCATAGAACGGTGCCGTATAACCAGGACCAGAGCTACTAGCGGTAACAACACGTACGACGCCACCGCCCATATCTGTAACAACGGCGTTCTCGAACTCGATCTCTGACACGTCTGTTACTGTAATCGCTGGATCAATGCCAGTAACAGTTCCGACCTTCACACCGTCGAGGTGAAGCGCGGTGTCAGCGATGTGAGCATCAATATCGTCGTGGGAGTTCGTACCAATGCTGAGAAGGTTGTTATGATCAACCTTGCTACCGCTGCCCAGACTAGAGCCATCGTGATTGTGCCCACTTGCGGGATCAAACGCAGCATCAACCTTGTCCGAGTTCTCATTGACGGGGATTTCCCAGTACCCTTCATAAGAGCCGTGTTCCGGCTTCTTGAGGTCTAGGTTCGGCGTTGAGTCGTAATTGTCAGTCATTAGGGTGCTCTGTATGTCTCAAAAGTAGTCCCGTCAATTTCACTCAGATTGACAACGTTGGTGTCTGGTACAACAAATCGACGAACCAAGCCGATTTGAGGGATCTCAGCTGTTACCACTAGTCCCCTAGGTAAGCATACTCCGAAAGCGCCGCTGGAGTCGATATCAACGCGTAGCTCTCTATCCACTAGATAAGCTGTGTCGCTAACGTACATTGGCAGCTGAGCTCTGTGGTCAACATAGAACCGGATGTAGTCGACTTCTTCGATCGTACCATCGATCTGACTAATCTGGCCTTTGACTAGGCAGCACGGTGTGAACCATGTTACATAGCTCGGTGAGCGCATGTCTCCGAGTGTTGGGCCGGGCGAGCCGGGGCTTAGTCCCCAAACAAGGTCGTACACCTGGTACTGTACCCCGTGTGTCCAATACGGCGCGGGGTACTGTGTGTCGTCAATAAACGTTGTCAGCTCGGTTGATCCGAGGAAACTGAACTGAGCGTCAGACTCGGTTTTTGATTCGATGTAGTATCCAGCTAACCGCTCAGCTGTGGATACTGACCAATTCAGCACTCTAGTCCTGATACGCCTTGGAGCTACCGGCACAAAGTAGTGGGTCGTTGTAAAAGAAGGGCTAGCTGTTCCTTGCGTTACTTGCCAATCGACTGACAGGCTTGAGCCACGGAATCTAGTGGTATCTGTAGCGCTGAAGTCGCTAATCTGGTAGTACGCCGGGTAGTCCCCACTGCCTACTACCTCTTGTAGAGCAGAGGCAGGGCTAGCAACAAATGTTGAGTACACCCGTCCGTCAGAATCTCTGACTGTCGCCGTAAGACGATCAACCGCGACACCTAGGTAGGGCGGGGACGCGTAGTTGAAGCGAATATTGACGATTCCGGGTGATCTCATTTAGCTGCTATCCGATCTTTTACCGATTCTAGCCAATCAGGAATGTCCTCTCCAACTAAAAGATAGGCGCTGTCCAGATCTCCAAGCTCCTTCGGGACGAAGAGAGCCGGGAGACCGGACAGTTTGGCTTTCTCAGCTAATGAGGGCATTCTGACTACCAAAAGGATACGTTTTTGATTAAAGTAATCAACGCACCGCTCCACAACACCCGGACAGATCGGGCAGAATGGACTGTAGTACAGAATGGGAGGGTTCATTTTATCTCAACCCGATCTAGTAGTTTTTCAGTTTCTCGGTCAATCATTGCCTGCTGCTCTTCCTCGGTTGGCGCACCGTTGCCACGACGATGAGCATATGACCAATTTATGATTCGGCTGATGTATGCACGAATTATGTCGGTACGACAGGCGATTTCGGCCATATTGATTCGGTGGAAGAGATCCTCGTAGATCTTGACCTTCTCCGAGTCCGTGAACTTACTCACTTTGATTCCTCAAGGCCGTATTTCTTGGCCAACGCAGCAACCTCTTCTTGGAAGAGCTCAGCACGCTCTTCCTTAGTGTTTTCCATTGATCGCTGCCACTTGATCAGATCTTCTTCATACTTCTTCTTGTCTTGTGCCAATCTTTCTGGTGTCTTCTCAAGGTGCAGCGTTATTGAGACAAACGCTCTATCACCGTAGTCGCTGTCTGTCGTTTTCCAGAAAGAGAAGTCGTATGAGTCGGTGTCGAGTCGTCTTGGAACAACCAATCCGAGACTCTTGATCTGTTCTTCCAGCTTTACCAGCTCTTCGATGATACCAAATAGATCCGAATCATCAAAATCGAAGGTCGCCTTCTCATATTTTTCCGGAGGAACCGGTCGACCACTAGCAATGAGTCTCATCAGATCTTTGTTTACCGCCACAGAACACCCTTTCCGCTACAGGCTCGACACGCATATGGACCGATAGAATTGTCTGACCATGTATCAATGTCTCCTGCAACATGCGGCGGTCTTGATACCATACCCGAACCTCGGCATACCGGGCATGTGTGGGGACGCGGATCACCATCAGATGGATACGGCATGGTGTACGGAGGAATGATGTGGACGGGATCTGGCACGCTCTGTGACGGCTTCACCGTCCAGCATGCGTGAAAGCCGTTGACAAACTCACCGCATAGGCCACATATTGGTTGCACACTGCAAGTGTATTCTCTGCTGTGCGCCTCATTACAGACTCTGCAGTAATAGTAGCCCTTGTTACTCAAGGTAGGGTGCCCTCGACACCATCAGTTCAATGGTCAGCTGCTTGTTCTCTTGCTCAAGCTTCTCAATCTTCGCAACCAATTCTTCTTTGGTCCAGCCATACCAGCGGGACGTCGGATCTTTTGCGGGATTGGCGCAGCCGACACAGGTTCTCTTAGTTTCGCTCACAGGATTGTGTTCCTCTTTGCAGATGTGACAATCAACCATTGTTAGTCTCCGTAGTAGTCAATCGCTTCATAAATGCCAGCCGGTCCATCAATCTCAGTGTCGTAATCCCCACTACCGTGCAGCCGGCGTCTACCGCTGCTACGATGAAAATCAAAGGAGGTGTAGCGTGAGGTACATCCGCGCAGATTGCGGCACCGCCATTGACGATCCCTTAACCAGTAGTAGTGCGTGCGCCCCCTAATAAAGATGCTGTCGAGCATGTGACCGCGCTCGGCTCCTCCGGGGAGGCACCAACCACGACAATGTCCGCACTTTACTGAAGAGACGTTGATCTGGTGTGGTGGTCTGCTTTCCCAACCATCAGCAGCTGGGATTACTTCACCGTGGTGCGCCATCAAGCTAAGAAGGTCGAACCGAAAGATTACCATGTTCTAGCCACCACGTCTTCTCTCTGTTGAACAGTTCCAGATATTCAGGGAACTCTTTGATGTTTCTCCACTTATTATCATCCCCGCGCTTGAAGCACTTAAAGAGGTTCTCTGGGTCCATCCCTCTGCGGACAGATATGAACGCTAGGCAGGTATAGTACATCTGCGTACAGAGGTATTGCACTTCTGTACGCGCGAGGATGAGCGGCTCAATCTCACCACAAGCGAGTCCAACAACATCAGTTGGCGTCGCTTCGTAGTGAAGATGGCGTAGCTCTTTCAAGCGCTGAGTCAGTATCTTCGCGTCTTCTGGTTCAACATCCTCTGCGTCGGCGGAACCCCACCACCACAGATCATTGACGTTGATGTAAAGAACCGGGTTGTCGCCGTGCCTGTAGTGGTCACTGGTTACCCATCCGGTTTTCACATCCGAATACTCCTCCAATATCTGCTGTAAAAGAATGAGGTCGACAAGCTGTTCTTTAGTGTAGTTTCGCTGTTGTTTCATGTGAAAAAAGGCGCAGACCGTCATCTGCACCTATCTTATGCCGTTTTTCGGCCAAAAATGGTGCGTTTTACAGCTTCTTACAATACTTGACGCGGAAATTTGGTGGTACAGCGGCCATTTCTGACGTCAAACTGTGCGAGTGATCCACTGAAAGCGTCACAGTTGGTCTATCGTGAGGAAACCACGACGTTACAGTGCCTGTCAAATGGTACGGAACGCCATGAATGAGAGCATAGCCATCGTCAGGGACAGATACAGGACCAACATGACGGTCTCCAGAGGGCTCATCGAGAGCATCAATCTGGCCATCCGGGTTGTGGTCGTGAACATCGTGGCCGCCTTCTGTCTCAAGCTCAAATCTAGTAACTCCAAGTGCGTCTGTTGTTTGTTGTAGGAAGTTTGCCGGTCCGCTCGTCACCAAGGCCATGTGGTCGGTGGCAATCTCTTGATAACCACTTGGACACGCATCACCTAGCGTCAAGAACGTCGTCCCTTTAGGGATTAGCAGGTCAGTTAGGCTAGGAACGGCGGTGTATGACGTCATCGCGCCCATCAAGAGCGTGATACCAGACAATCCGACGCTCCAAAAGCCTGATCCGGTCAGTTTTATGCGTATTTTCGCTGTTTTTCCGGTCTTCGGGCACTTCCCGTAGCTAGAAAACCGGCGGTACGAGCCGAAGAACTGTGATTGAGTCGATATTTGGTGCACAACAGCGTCGTCTACCAGTAATTGTAGCTCGACTTTAACCAGACCGGCGACTTTTCTTCCACCAAGAGCGAGTGTTATCTCACTGCCTAGCAGTGGATAGAAGTACTCGATCTCTTGATCCATTGTTATCGTTCCAGATTGTGTCCCGTTGATGACGAGCAAGTTTCCGCCATCAAAGCTCGGAACAATCGTTCCATTCTCGACTGGATTGACTGTTACGACGCCATTTCCACTGAATTTCCATCCAGAGATCAGTTCTTGATGACCATTTTCAGCGATTTTGAACGAAAACGTGGTCTTTTTGTAGAAAGTTGGGTCAAGAACATCAAATTCTCGCGTCACTTTAGTCGGAGTGATCGCGTTTTTGTCCGCTCCACAGCGAGTTAGACCGGTGTCCTCGACAACAGCGAGGCTCTGATCGTAAAACATGAACAGACCGTTGTTGATCCAGTTGATCGCGCTGCTGTCATCTGCAACACCGTCGTACGGTGTGTATGTATTGAAAACAACCATTACAGCTTCTCACAGAGCGTGAACAGGTGGAATTTTGGTAGCGGCCAACGATAAACTGGCAGATAACCGTGATGGTGGCCGCTCGGAACAGAGTACCAAGGTAGCTGCGCGTATGTGTTACCGGACGCAGTCGACTCATTAACACGAGGAACGAGGTTCGTCACGGTGATTGACGAGTCTGTTGCCTCCATCAAGTGCGTATGACCATTGCTACCATAGTCTAGATCAGCTTGAGGTTCCCCACTCTTGAGGAATCCTGACGACTCTAGCCGCAAGTATTGTGTGTTGGCAGGTATTGTCAGGTTGCCCTTAACAATCAGAGAGATGGCAACCGAGTTAGGTGTAACAACCCAGTAGTCTTTCTCAATACCGTTCGTGTCTACTAAGCTAGTTCTATTGATAGAGACGCCTTGCGGCACAACTGTGCTGTTCACGAGTGCATGCTTACCTACCCCAAACAGCTTCGCAGGACGGATATCCACGGGTATGTCCCAGGTGCCAGCAGTCGGAACGCCCTCGTAGTTAAGCGGATAGCCGTCATATCTGACGACATTGAAGTAGTTCTCGCTCTTCTTCACATACACGACACGACCGATGAATGCTCCGGTTCTTGAGCCGGTATATCGCTCAGCCCAGCTAAAGTAGTACACGTCGCCAACTTGGAGCTGGCTTTCAAAGTCATCCTTAAGCTGGGTACTTGTTGAGTACCCAATTTTAGATCCAGCGGGATTGCCTGGGTTTCCCTCAAGAATCAGGGCATCTACAACACCCGATGAGTTGTTGTACTCGAAGATCTGATCCTGCTCAGCACCGACAGGACCCATTGGCGGGTACGTCTGGTCTAGCGACGATGTTGGTAGCTCGGCAAGCGAGATGTCGATCACGTAGGGATACGATAACGTGCCCTTACCAGATGCTTGAGGATATGTGGTGCCGGCTACAGCTGACCAGGGCAGCGATGATTGAGCGTTGTTGTAGCTAGGAGCCACACCGTCCGCGTCGTATTTTAAGTCGGTAATCAGAAAGGACTTACTGCGGTCATCGTAAACTGCTTCAAAGTCTTGTGTGCTGTAATCTCCGCCGAGATTATCAATCGCACCCAGGCCAGATGTACTTCCAGATGCTATGCTAGGAACCTTGATGAACACTCCTGGCTGCGCTGCCTGTGCCGGAGGCTCCACGCCAGTAACCACATCACCGCTCGTTGTCGGCAACGTTACTCGCAACACCTGTTGAAGCTCGTCAAGCTTGATGACGTTTCCATCTGAATCGTAGATGGGGAAGTTAGTTGTGGACCAGTCGAGCTGTGTTCTGTCTGTGGTCGCGTCGTACGTTACAGCATCAGGGATTGGTATTTGGTAGTAGGATAGTCCTGCCGAAGCGCTGTTTGCGAAACCGTCCACGGGTTTGAACCCGGCAGGGCATGTCCCACCACCAGTGTATAGCACGATCAAGCCAGCGGGTACCACGTTGTCCACAATGTCGATACCGCCTAACAGTTGATCCCTAACGGAGTTCGACGGTTCTGCGGCAACAGGTACATCTGAGAATCCAAATCTCTGCGAACGATTACCAACGAACAATCGAACATCGCCAACAAGTGCCTTGCCAGTATCAGCTGCACCAAATAGATAGTGACGGTGATTCGTCTCAGGTGTATAGCTAGTATCTAGGATACCGGGCACGCTCGCGGTAATTGTGAATGTTCCGGACCCCGGCGTGATCGTTACAATGTCGAGATAAGCGTCGTCAGCGAACAGCAGCGTGTAAAGCGCAGACGTCGTCCAACCGCTCGGTAGTAGACTAGGGTTATCAGCCTCAACTCTAATCCTCTGACCAACTGTGAAGTGAGCCGGCGCTGTTCCAGAGCACGTCAGTGTCAGCGTGTTACTAACTACTGTGAAGTCAGTAACAATGAACCACCCAAGGTTATCGTAGTTATGTCTTTGGGGAGTGATCGATAGCATCAGCCGACCGTCTAGCGGCTCTGCTGACTCTCTTGCAAATCGCTCAATTCTTCGCTCCCAGCTTAGGTTAGTAACACCGTTCGCATCGACGAGCGAGAGCGCGGAGCACGATCCATCGATCCTAGGTATAACCTCTCCAGGGTATCCAGGGCCGTCTGTAGTGAATGTTTCATCGATCAGACCATCGGACCACCGACGAAACTGAAGCGTTGAGCTGATTGGCGCGTCATACCCCTGTAAGACGCTGCACGAGTACGCGAGCGTTAGGTCGTAATCAAAGGTGTTCTTTATGACCGTTGCCGTGCCTGTGGACGTTTCAAAGATGTCCCACAAGGTCAGGTTAACCGTGGTGTTAAAGAACGGGAAGTATCTGACGTTTCGGTTCTCAAGCGGTCGAACGTCGACAGTAACCGTCGATGTTCCGTACGTTATCTGACTCACGATACCGGCCATATCCGTGCCGTCATCATAGCAACGAAGCACGTCGCCTCGCGCCACGTTTCTATCAACAAACAGCTGCGTGTTTCCAGCGAACACTACCGTAGCTATGTTGTTATTGATCTGCGTAATACTTACGGACGAGATCTGCTCATCGCTGGACCCGACTTTAGCGGTTAAACGAGACAGCGGGTCGAGCACCTCTAGAATGTGGTTAGATACCGCCCAAAGCGCTCCAGGGTAGTTCTCGATAACACGACCAGCGCGATACAGCCCTGTTCTCTCTGAGAGGTTGTTATCCGAGTAACTGATCTCGCTTCCGACCTCAACCTTGACTCTGTGTGATTCGTCTCTATAGAGGAACGGGTGCTGGAAGTATTGACGAATGTCTCTGGGTGTTGTGTATGTTGAGCCAGGAACAGCATCACCTGGACCAGCGTATGCTTGGCTGGCTGCTACAACACGCTGGCCATCAACCGTAGCGGTTGACGACAGATAGATGTACATCCGGTCATTTGCAACCGGAACAGCTATTACTCCTCCGACTCGTCGTTTTGACGGGAAGACATAGTAATGAGGATGATCAATAAACTGATGTATACCAGCATCAATTCCAGAGGGATAAATTGCATCTGATTCTCTCGCTATTTCTACAGAATATCTCGGGGTTGTTAGAAGCGCTTGTGTAGTGTTTCCTGTTGTTTGTTTGTGTCTAGAGAAGCACCCGAACCAGTGGGCGAGTCCTCTACTGAAGCTTCCATTACGAGCTATAGATTGGACGTGCGTCGTTTTCAGAAATTCTTGCGTCATACTCTCTGGCACATCCTGAGTAAAACACCGACAGGAACTGAATCGCCGTCCCCAATGGTGTGTTTGTGATTAGCTACGCCCTTCTCATCTGGGACGTCAACCGGATCGTTTGTATTGTTCGGGTCATATAGCGGATAGTTCGCCGAGTTCTTGAAGGTGGTGACGAAGCTCTTGCTTTGATAGCCCTCGAAGTCTAGCGTACCATTTCTGAACACACCGACCTCTGTCGTTACAGAGTGCGTCGAGCTTCCACGATTCTCGCCACTTCTAACAAACTTCCCATCTTCTCCGACCTCTTCAAATCCTTCAGGGCACGCTGTGCCTAGAACCATCGTGATCATGTCCTTAGGCACT